TACGGTCCTGGTCTACCTCAGACTTCATGCAGATCGTTTTGAGAACTTCTACTGCCCCGTCAAGCATGTGCTCGGTGTCAACATGATCTACCTCTTCAAGCTCATCAAGACCATGGGTAATAATGACAGCATGACTCTCTATCTGCCAGCTAATAACCCCAATAAGCTCGGTATTCGCATGGAGAATACGGAGAAGTCTCAGGTAACCAACTTTTTCCTGAAGCTCTTTGACACTGATGTGGAAGATATCAATATTCCCAGCCTGAACTTCACCAGTATTATTCACATGCATAGCGCGGATTTCCAGAAGATCTGTCGAGACATGAATGTGCTAGGTGAGAAGATGGAGATTACGAGCTCTGGGTCAAACCTGATTTTCCGTTGTGTGGGCGATTTTGCTGAGCAGGAGACCGTCATTGCGGATAACCAGGCATCGATGAAGGTTCAGACCAAGGGAACGACCAGTGAGATTGTGCAGGGTATCTTCCAGCTGAAGCATCTGGTTCTCTTTACCAAGTGCACTACTCTGTGCCCGAGTATTGAGCTGTATCTGAAGAATGATTATCCTCTGATCCTCCGTTACATGGTGGCGAATCTTGGAGAGGTCAAGTTAGTGCTAGCGCCGATTAAGAACAAGAAGGAGTAGCTGCGCAATACTACAATAAAAATTGATGAGGTGATACCTGTGACCTTAGGTATAAAATGGCTCAGGTGCAACAGGTGCAACAGCCTCAGCAGCGGCAGCCTGCACAGCAGGCTCAACAGGACCCAGCATTCCCACACATGTTTTGTGTCAAAACACGTTTGAGAGGGCGAGAGGGATACTTTCTTATGCGATGGAGCACAGGACATCTGGAAAACAATGAGGTTGTTCATATTCTAAAGGTAACACCACATCATCAACGATTTTACACTATTGAACATATTCCTCTCACACAGCAGAATAATCATTGGTATAAAATTTCAACCAGAAAGAATGCTGGAAATATTGTAAGGCCAATTAGTTGGCGATTTACTTCACAGAAGCTGAAGCATGATGATATGTCAATTCCAGTCTTGAATATTTCACCAATAAATGCCTTGCCGAATATGAAAGAAACATCATTTATTCCGATTGTTACTAATACTCCAGCAGTGCCAGCAGTGCCACAAGCTCCTATTTTACCAGAAGGTCCACCAAAATATCCCATTGACACTATTCCCCAGCATATTATCCGTGCACTTCTCCGCGATGCAGTAATGCAAGAAGAAATTTGCCCAATTACAAATATGGAACTCGACGTATCAAATGGAGCCGTTACTTCTTGCTTTCATCTCTTTAACAGAGATGCCATTTGTAAATGGCTTTCTATGCCTGGGTCACGAGATAAGTGTCCAGTCTGTAATTGCCCCTGTAACTCTTACACCTTAGATTAAATTCGTTTGGCGAAAAAATTGAAGTGGCGGGTCGCCATGTTTTTTGTAACAAGGAATTAAACTCTATGCTTCCAATGTATTTTGCAGTCTGCCATGAGCAAAGGCCTAGCCAAAGGTTTAGCCAAAGATCTACCTCATGGTTTTGGCCAGGATCTGGGCAAGAGGCCCAAGCGGCTCAAGAGCCCCAGTTTAAGTTATATCAGAATACAATTTATGATAGTGCCGAAAGGCCAGATTCATTCTCTATAAATGTCCTATGGCCAATTATTCATGTTAAGGGAAAGCGTCAGACGATTCGCTTGACTAGCAATACGACAGAGCATACATCCGTGATTCGTTCGTGGAATGGAACTCAGTTAAATTCACTAAGGTGGAGTTTTACAGGATCAAGTATCTATGTTCTTCTGGAGAGATATAATCTTCTGGTCACTGCTCCAATTATCTTCATGGATGCAGAAAACAAGGCAATGCTTCCATACAATTCGAATTTATTTTCTCCGAATGAGATTAAGTCGGTCAACGAGCAAGAGATGAGTTATGTTCCAGCAAGGGTTTTCCGAACTGATCCTAATAGTCCTGAGAATACATCTCCAATCCCTGGTATGTCTCAAGTGATTAGACCAAGTGCTCCACCAAGTGCTGCACCAACTGCTGCACCAGTAGCTATAGTCCGAGCTTCTACAAATCAGCCTGCATCTCTTCCAGTCCATATTATAAAAATCGTTCTTGCTGATTCTATCAGAAAGAATGATGTTTGTCCAATTACTAGTGATACTATCACAGAGACAAATGCTACTGTGACCGTTTGCGGCCATGTATTTACAACAGCTGCAATTACACACTGGCTCTCTCTCCCTTCTTCCAGGGGCCTATGTCCAGTGTGTAAGCAGAAGTGTTAGATTATTTTACAAATACTTGAAAATTAAATAATGTATTAGCACCCATATGATGAGTAGACCTCATTCTAATAGGAGTCTCATACGGCCTAAATCCATTTTTAAGTACACTCTCATTTATAACTGGAAATATACGTGTATCTATTTTATCATTAGCAATCACTGGTAATATAATCATTTCACTAAGTTCCTTATTGTCCTTTATTAACGCCTGATACATATAATGGGGACTTGACGAATAAAATGGAATTCCAACAGGAGAATATCCCTTTTTTAATTCTTCTGAAATTATTCTTGAAAATGTAGCTAAATCTTTACCAATTCCTTCTAGTTCTTGTTGTGAATTTAAATCATCCATAGGATGACGCAACGTAAAATGTAGTTTTGGTTGTATTAATTGTGAAATGATTTTATAATCAGTTGGTACCTCTCTAGACCTTCTAGTTCTATTATACGCATTGCGTCTTCCCCTATTTTTTAAGAGATTGTAAGAGTTTCTAAGTTTATTATTAAGTGTAGATGAATTCTTTTTTTGCTTAAATGCAGTATTTAGTTCTAGATTTGTTGCACTTGGAGAAACTCCTAAGACCGCATAATGATCCATCTATACTTACATGCGTTTTTGTACATGTGGAGTATACAGAACTTCTGAGTCGGAGCACCTATAATCCAGAAAACAGAGTCCATCTGCAGTATTGAATTGCTCTGAATTTACATTCCATATTTTCATAATATTGAAGGTCCCCTTCTTAGGGCTCATGCTTATTCCAATGCAGGTATTATCCTGCTCCTTAAATGCGAGACCAAGCATTGCCTGTATGACCTGCGTAGTAAATACATCCTTCACATTCTCAGATGGAACCTTTACACTGTAACTGCCTCCACGAATATTCTGGTAATTCTCCCAGAGAGGGAGCGTATCACCTTTCATAAAAAATGGCTGACCACTCTTCAGCTTTACACTACCAGCCTCTTCAATTGCACTGAGAACATCTCCCCAAGTAGTGCAGACTTGAATCTTTACAAAGGTGTCAAGGGTCCATTTCTCAGAATCACCCTGGTGGAAATACAGGGTCCAAGAACCCGTGGGAATTAGGTCGGTGAGATTTATTTTAGGAACCTCGCACATTACTATAGTAATATAGCATGAATTCATTAAGCCCTATAGGGGGGCTGCGCCCCCCTAAGACCCCCCATTATAGGACATAGGTCTTAGGAGCTGGGCCTTAGGAGCTGGGCCTTAGGAGCTATGGCTGCGCCTCTGCTCCCTATAGACGCAGGCGTAGAGTATCGCCCATATCTGTAATAAGTTCAATCTCAACATGATCTAGGCAGTGGAAATAGGACTGACCAGATTCACATGACCAAAGTAGGAAGATTTCCCTGAGGGTTGGTTCTCGAGAGCCACGCCATAGCACTTCATTTACCCAATCAGATATATCAAATTCGGCGCCTTGAACTTTAATTGTAAATCCGAGATAAGATAAATGTTTCTCTTTATTTAAGGTTCCAGGTTGACTAAAGGTCGCAGGGCATAGTGTGCAGCGCCACTGTATCGTATCATCATTTATTGTCCTAAAGGCGTCAGACTGCAGTGGAATTTCGCAATTTTTTATAAATACCCATTGCTTTTTAACCATTAACCCATTATAAATTACGTTATATGTAAATTGGCACTTTGAATATAGTGTCATGCATTTATTAAAAATCCAGGGAATCCATGTCCATAAGAACTGTCTGAACATCTTTATTAAAAAATAATCAGAATGTTTAGGTATAGAACTTCTAAAAGTATCGTGTTATTCCACAAGCAGTTGGTAAAACAACTGGATTTCCTGGGCAATTTAAGTCCTTGGACTTCTCACATTCTATTTTTTTTACATGACAGATACATTTCTTCTTAGGCGCCTGGCAAACCTCACAATCATCAAAATCTTCTGGACAAAACCCTCGAGGAGGAGTATATACCCATTTTATGAAGATAGTAACTGGAATTAATGCAAGAAATATCCAATTTATTTGTTCAAGGCCGTAGTTACATAATGTAAAGAAAAGACCACATGTAATAGCTCCAAGAAAGAAATGTTGAACAACATAATACATTTTATTGGAAAAAATATCATTCAAGATGACTATAAGAACTAATGCAGATACTAATAATCCGCTTGCACACATTGCCATTTCTAATTACTGGGGAGCTTTTTTACAATGTTCTTAATAGGATCATATTGCCCCATTGGATCACCAATCTCCCCTGAATTATTTGCGTAGACAGTATTGTCGGAATCCTTAAAGAATACGCGGCCCTTATATGTCCACTCCTCGACCTCAAGGGTCTCCTCGGCCTCGTCCTCTACAGGCGTCTGGGGTGTCACAGGAGACTCTGCTTGCTCAGCCTCGGCCTCAGCCTCAGCCTCAGCCTCAGCCTCAGCCTCAGCCTCAGCCTCAGCCTCAGCCTCTGCTTGCTCAGCCTCAGCCTCAGCCTCAGCCTCCTCGACCTCAGCCTCTGCATTAGCCTCTGCCTCCTCGACCTCAGCCTCCTCGGCCTCTACATCAGCCTCTGCCTCCTCAGCCTCTGCCTCAGGCACACTACTTATAAATACGCGCTTGAAATCAGACTCCTGAGAACTCGGCTGAATAACTGGGATCGTTGTCTCAGTAGTAATTACCCCCTTCGCCATAATAAATTTCAGAATATTGTCCATATTCTCCTTTAGCCCCTTCATCTCCTGAACAAGCGACTCGAACTGCGTATTTTGCTTTTGATTTAGAAATGCAATGGAATTACGAATCTCCTCAAGGTCGCCGTGCTTCTCTCTTACCTCAGATCTAGACTCAGATACACCCGCAATAGTATCAACAAGCTTCAACAGTGCCACATTAATATCGCTCTGTGCATCTCTCAGAGCCTTATACATCTTACTATACCAAGTATGATGTAAAACTGAGTGTCAATTTTTACTACGAGCTTTTAGTAGTTTTTATATTATCCACGAACCTTTACACTTAAATTCATTACTGCATCCAGCGTGCTCTCCTTGTCCTTCAGTGGCTTAGAACGCTTCAGCCTCAAGCCTGGCTCTAATGTCTTCACCACATCAATTCCTGCTCCAGCCGCACTTGTATTTCTCAAGGAAGTCTCATAGAAATCAATCGGCTTAGTATCCAGTGTTGCAAGAATACTAATTACTGGAGGCAGATTGGTATCAATGCGAATCTTCTTCTTCTCAATAATACCCCTATACTGCTCGTAAGATAAGGTGCCTCCAAAGAATCGAAGGCTCTCACGTGGCGGAGCAGGATGAATTGACTCAGACTGTGCATACATGCGATGGAGCAGAGCCTGTCTCTCCCAACGGACCTGGGGATCAACTTGCTCATTCAGCAGAGAGGACAGAGCACAAGATAGAGTGCAGAAATTGCCATAGACCTTATATGCTCCATACTCCTCTAGAGAGGGAAGAACAACTGGACGTCCCTCGAAACATCCAGCACACCAGAAACACGCGGCCTCAACTGATTCAGGTAGGGTCCTGGTCTCATTTGCCACATGGTATTCTAGCATGACATCCATTGTGCGAAATACCTTGATTTCCTCTTGAGGCTGTTTTTGCTCCTTTTGCTCAACTACCTCATTGACAGGTTGAACAAGGGGGGCCTGATTAGAAGTATCCTTTGCATTCTCTAGAAGTTCCGCATTACTTGTATATAGATCATCTGCCTCATATGGCTCAGGAACACCTGGAGGGCGAGGATCATAGGTGAGAGGTCCATCTTGAAACTGGATTTCAGTGCTGCGAAAAGGAAGATGAGCGATGAGGGGTCGACGAGGCTCAGGTGAGAAAGATCCTTCAATCTCTCCGTTTGCAGAAACAACTGCGACAATGGGGACCTGCTTTACCTTTGTCTTTTTGGTGGAAACCTTTGGCATAGTATACTGTAACAAATTGGACAGTTTGTGTTTAGGCCTATGGGCTAAGGCGAAGCCTAAGGCCATAGGATTCAGGCCATAGGATTCTGCCCATACGCTACTTAATGTCAAACGGTAATCTACACTAGATGGAATCCTCTCGGGTTGAGAGATGTATAGAATCAATGATACAAACACCAAGCACATTCCAGCATTGTATTTTTGTCGGTCCTCCAGGTTGTGGAAAGACAACTGCCGCCTGGAATATTGTGAATCAATTCTACAAGACTTCTCTAGAGCGCGTTGGCCGAGCACTTTTCTTGAATGCAAGTGACGAGCGGAGTCTGGAGGCCATTCGATCCAAGGTCTACCCCTTCACTGAGTCTGCAGGCACGGGGCTCTTTGGATTCTCAGATAAACCCAAAATTATAATTTTCGACGAAGTGGAAACTCTGACCGAACCGGCCCAGCTGGCTTTGAGACCTCTCTTGGAAAAGCCGACGAGTGAAATTCTCGTATTTTTCCTGTGTAATTCACTTTGCAAAATTCACCCGTCATTAAGAACGCGCTTTTTTGTCTTGCGCTTTGATCCTATACCAGAAACAATTTTACGATCCAGGCTTCAAACAATTGCGGCTGCCACCTTGCCGCCAGGGCGATTTGATGTTCGTCTTCGGCGGAGCGACTTGCGTTATTTCTTGTTGAATCCCCAGAGTTCTCAGAAAGCAACACAATGGCTATGTAATTTGCTATGCATGCATCCGAAGGAGCGAAAAGCCTTTTGGAAGAAATGTTATGAAGAAATGTCCTTGCAGACCTTTGGTTGTCATATGCTTACTCTGTCGCTAACTACGAACACTGGATTTGAACAATGGAAGGAATGGATTGAACTCTGTGATCCGAATTTATCTGGATGGCTCACGGCTGAGAGTTCAGTGGAATCCATGGAGCGAATGTGGACTGGCTTTAGCTATAAAAAATGAATTGGCAACCTAAACCCATTTAGGTATTATGGCCGCACCTATACCCCCGCTTGTAACCTCCCCTCTGAGAATTTCAACGATGGTCACAACCTGCCATGTAGGTTGTGGCATTCGTCTCAGCAGGCTCTACGATAATTTCAAGTTCTGGGCAATTCCCTTCGGCTATCCTGGTGAGGGATTCCTAAAGATGGAATATGAGACCAAGGTTATTGGCGCATCTACGCGCGATGTTCTGACAAAGCGCAAGGTAACTGAGAAGACCTTCTTCAATCAGGCAACTCTTGTCATTCGCAAGACCTTCCCTGGTCGCGGGTGGAAGGAGGTGAATATCAAGATGTTTGCAAATGGCGGAATTCAGATGACTGGTGTTCCTACCGCCGAGTTCAGCCAGGAGGCCATTCAGTTTGTCATGGACCAGATCACAGCGAAGGATCCTGATGTATTTCATGTGGTAGGGACAAATCCTCCAGTCCGAGCTGCAGCGGCTCTGACCAAGTTTCGTATCCAGCTGATTAACAGTGACTACAGCATTAATAGACAAATCTATCAGGATAAGCTGCACAAGGTTCTCAGCAATGTCTATAACTTGTTCTCCTCTCATGAGAGCACTATTTACCAGGGCGTCAATACCAAATACTACTATAATAAGAAGGGGAATCCTCTGAGGCCAGGAATTTGTGAGTGCAAGGCCCAGTGTAATGGCCAGGGCCTAGGGGACGGTGAGGGGCAGTGTAAGCGGATCACAATCAGCCCATTCAGCTCAGGCAAGATCATCATTACAGGGGCGCGTGAGATGGATCAAATCAACGAGGCATATGAGTTCTTCAATGCAATTCTGGCTACGCATGATAGGGAGATTCTGTTTGTGCCGACAGCGGCGACTTAGCCACAGGCCACTTAGCCACAGGCCACTTAGCCACAGGCGACTTAGCCACAGGCGACTTAGCCACAGGCCACCGCGTAAAAATAGGGGTCAGATTTCCTTTTCTACGGCAGATAATGTCAGCACCTGCCCCGACGAATACAGTTGTTACTACGCAAGCAGCACAAGGAGGTGCTGCTCAGCAGCAAAACGATAAGGTCCCCTCTGTGACCACCTTAGTAAGTGCTGCCAAGCTAGCTATCCAGAAGGATATGCCCATCCAACTCGACTACTTTGTAGATTCTGCTGAGGGCAAGGCATTCCTAGGTGAGGATGGAACCACAGGTGAGAAGATGCTAGTGAAGAACTCTGAGGAGTATACAAGCCATATCCAGAAGATCTACAAGGCGGGTGAGGATTTCATTATCATGACTGAGAATTCTATTTATCTGGCGAGCTCCAAGATCCAAAAGCGCAAGATTCAGGCGTCTGTGCTTCGTGGTGATGTGGGAATGGATGCATAAGCTTTTTGAAAAAAAGCTAGCAAAAAAGTTTTTATAAGGCCTCGCGCCTATAAAAGCCAGTAAAATCTTAAAATTAAGAAGATATATTCTTAATTTTAGAATTAAATCTGACTCCTAGCTTCTACATATCCGTATCTGGATCAAAGATATACTCATTACTACCACAACTGGTATCATACATTGTGTTATTCTTATTATTTCCTATAAATCGAGTATTTCTCATGGAATCTGGCTTACCCGATGTGCCAAACATATCAATATCTAAATTACTGGCATCTCCATGAGAAGGTCCATCATAGGATTGTATTATACCTGGAGGACCTGGAGGCCCAGGGGGCCCAGGAGGACCAGGAGGCCCTGTGCGTCCTAGAGGACCTGATGGTCCTAGAGGTCCAGATGGACCCATAGGACCTAGATTACCTTGAGGTCCTGGAGTCCCTGGAGGTCCTCGAGGTCCTGGAGGTCCTGGCGGCCCTGGCACTACTTGCACTACTGGCGCTACTGGCACAGGGCCATTATAAATTTTAACAGATGCAAAGGAATTATCTTTAGCATGTAAAAACTGATAATTAAATCCTGATGAAGAACCCATCGAATTAGAATCAGTAAAGGTTTTACTTGCAGTGCCAGAACCATCTGCACTTGAAAAGAGTAAGATACTATATCCCTTGGGATAGAATATTTTAATCAATGTTCTAGATAGACCTTGTGAAAATATACGATCAACTGCTGTAAAGCCTGTAGGATAACATACCCATTTATCATTAGAAGTATTACTACCAAATGTTGAAATATTAAATAAGACTGAGCCATTTGGACACCATGTGGTATAGTTACCAGAAGGGGCTGGAGAAGAACTAGATATTGTAGTAAGAACACCTGAAGTACCAGTCGAGAACCCCTCTTTATTCAAGAAGAGTAGAACTCTCACTACATAAAATAAAATAAATAGTAAAACCATTGATCCTAAAATCGTATGGAACGTAATTTCCATTCTAAATATAAACCACTTAAAAATTTGAACTAGTTCAGCAAGCAACTGGCTTGCATACAAATGCCAAAGGTTCTAGGTGTTATTGGATCACGAAGTGCACTGACGAAGCAGATTATTCAACATGAGATTCTCAATCCCATCTTGGATGATTTGGGCGGTGAGCTTATAAAAGTAATTTGTCCGGAGGAACCACTATCTAGCACATTCATTGAGTGCTGGGCAGATAGAAAGGGTATCCCTGTTACTACACTAAAGTCAGAGTGGGCAACTTATGGAAAGAAGGCTGGTGTCATGCGAGACTATCAGATTGAGAAGAACTCGAATGCTCTTCTAGTCTTTGAGGGGCCCAGGAGTCGGTTTTACCTCGATATGGCTGAGAAAATCGCTAAGCGGAGACCAGATTGTCCAGTCTATGTGGTTGCAGCAGATTCTGTGACTCCTGTGCTTCTTGATGTCGATTACACTGTAACACTAAAGGAAGAGGCAGATATTCTGACTATTCCTAAAATGTTTGGATCGGCAAAGGCAAAGTGCTTGATTACTGAAGATTCTTATTAGGATTCTTAAATCCATCGACGTGTAGTCCACGATTGCACATTAGGAAGAAGAACCAAGAATTCATGAAACCTAGTGAGGCAGCTAGAACGGTTATAGCAAATCCGCCCAAAGAGCTCTTGCCTTTTGACAATACATATAAACTCATAAGAACCCCGGCTACTCCGAAGAACAGATTAACCATAGCAAGCGCGTAAAACCATGTGCAGACACTTGCACTAGAAATCTGTTTGGACCAGTTGGGCTCAGATGGCATTTTCTACTCTGGGGAGCGACTTTTTTCACGCACTTCAATAGAATGGTCTCTAGAAGCCGGAAGAACCGTATGTCGCGTAAGAACCGTAAGGTAATGAAGAAGCGTATGAGCCGTAAGAACTGCTGGAAAGGTGGCATGTCACCCCTTGGCGATAGAAGTATGGATATGGCAATGAAGAATTCTTTATCTCAGGGCAGCCAGTATCTCAATGCACACAAGGGGCAATATGGTGGTTCTGCGGCTTATCCTACGGCGGTGACTGACAGTGTTCTGAGTGGACCCATGATTGCAGCAGCGCGCACTGGACCCCTCGATACGGCAATGGCTCAGATTCAGGGAATGCAGGATGGTGGCAGACGCAGAAATAAGAAGATGAGAATGACTAAGAAAATGCGCAAGATGATGCGCAAGATGAAGGGTGGAGCCATGACATTAAGTGGCTCTGGTCTCAGTGAGAATTCCATGCTCCTACCTGCGGGGATGGAGAAGCAGGCTGCTCTCAACTATGAGTGGTCTATGGCTAAGAATCCTAACGCCTTTGCTCCCTAAGCGTAGCTACAGCTTAGCTGTGCTTTGCGCCCAAAGTCAATAAAACAATAAATAATGTCTTTTTACCAGCTTTATAAAAATGGTAAATAGCCATCACATAGATGTCAGAAATCGTCAAAAATCCCCTACAAGGCATTGTAGCACCAAGTCCAAAGCGAAAACAAGCCGCCAGACCCAAGTGGATGTGTAAGCATCCAGAAGCTGCACTGATAGATAGAGATCTCTGTATTTATCGTTGCATTGAATGTAATCCGACAACTGGAACAATTACTGTAATTCCAAATGTTAACACCAAGGCTAAGCAATCACCAAAGAAGGTTACGATTTCACCTTGCATTTCTGCAGATTCTCCTAGAGGATTTTCTTAACTTCAAGCCGTCCATTTGCCCACATTCAGCGATACCGTGGCATTGGGATCAAGGCCATTATTGACTGCCGGCATGAATGTGCGCATCATGAGACCATTCGCCTTCAGTGCCTCAAGCTCTGCATTAGTTGGACTCACCAGCACTATAATAATCGCATCACCAAATCTGGGTGTGCCTCGTATCGGCATACCCAGGCCTGGAAACGTTCCTGACCACAGATTCTGCACACCCACTGGAATCTCAAGAGGAAGGCCATTGGGATATCCTGGATGACCCTTGACTACCTTGATTGTTCCTAGAAGAGCCTCACTGAGGCCAACGGTCACTGTGAGCTTCAGCCTAGTGCCCTCACGAGCCCACTGAGCCGTATCAGCATTATCCTCATCGGATTCACGTAGAATTACCGTTACATCACCGGCCTCAGTAAAGGAAGGATGATCAGAGCACATTCCAGGAAATACCAGGGTATTCCCAGACATCATCCCTGGGTCTACCTTAACTTCCATAGTCTTCTCCTCATGAGCCATTCCGCGACCTGAGCAGGCCGTGCATTTACCTAGAACCTGCTGACCCTTGCCCCCACAAGGAGGGCAGGTAGTCTGACTGACCATCTGGATTGGTCCCATCTGAACCACTTGGTTCAGCTGACCACGGCCACCACACTGCTCACAGGACTTACTAGAAGTCCCACCAGATCCCTTGCATGTCTTACAGAAGCACTGGCGACCGAGCTTAATACTGAGGCTGCGCCCCTGGTAAAAGTCGATGAGCCTGAGAGGAATTTCCTGATTCTTTCCTGGACCCTTGCCTTCACGCTTTCTTTGTGGGCCCTGACCCATACCCATAGGGCCACCATGGCCCATAGGGCCACCAGGAAACATTCCGCCAAACATATGTGAGAATACATCAGGCATACCTGACATACCAGGCATACCACCAAAGCCACCCTGAAAAGGGCTCTGCTGTTGCGGCTGTTCAGAAATGCTCCCTGTCATATCATATAATCGGCGACGCCCATCATCAGATAAGACCTCGTGGGCCTCACTCAATTCCTTGAACTTCTCAGGATCACCGCCCTTATCGGGGTGATGCTCCTTTGCAAGTTGCTTGTATGCAGTGCGAATAGTACCTATATCCGCATCCTTACTGACCCCAAGAACAGAGTATAGATTTCTGCTCATCTCTTAAGATTCAGAGATATTAGTTTAGGCCTTATCACTGCGATCGCTGCGTGATGGCTAGAAGTGATATCGCTAAAGCGACAATTATTATAATTATTATAATTATCACCTGGCTAGAGCCTAGAGGATTTCAATTGCCCAACCATCTAAATCAGGTAAACTCTGTAATACCTGATAATGCTCGTCATATGACATTCGATCATTCACTAATTCATCATACTCAAGAGAATGATGATATATAATATTTGATTTAGGATTAAACTCAAGCGCATATGCAATATTGCCTCCCTCCCATTCGTAGTAAAGAGTAGGACCTTGTAGCTCAGGATTATGCTGAGTAAGAATCAAGTGTGAATTAAATTCATACAGGGCATCTATGAGATCACTAGTAAAATAGCCGAATAACTTAGATTCATTGAATTCCATGCCAACTTCAGCCAAGGTTTTGCATTTCTTGTAACATCGCTCGAAGCGCTTGAATTTAAACAGAGCCTCAGTATTCATAGAATTCCAATCAATTGTAACGCCCTCGGTAAATCTGTGGCCGATATAAAAGGTATAGGTGCCCATCTAATCTTGTGATGGCTGGGGCTTTAGCCGGATCACTGCGTGATAGCTAGGGTTTTAGCCATAGCGCAGCCATAGCGCAGCGATCTGCGTAAAGCATCTAAGACTCGATCTCTAAGATACAGCAGATGTTAAGGATTAACACATCCTTAGTGGGAATGGACTCCATAGTCAAACAATTAGATAAATGTCTAGATAATCCTCCACACATTTTCCTCGTCGGATTTCCAGGAACTGGAAAATCCACTATAGCCAGGGATTTCATCAAGGCGTATTTTAAGAAGGCCGGTGTTTCTAAGAAGGAGGAATCTGAATATTGCGTGGAAATCTCATCACACCAGGACCGTGGAATCCACACCTTCAGACAAATCTTGAATGATCACGTCAGATGGATTGCCCCTAGAAAGGGCGTCTATCGCTGGATAATTATTGATGACTGTGATACGCTGCCTGCAATCTCTCAACAGGCCCTAAGAAGACCTATGGAGACATTTGATCATATTACTCGATTTCTCTTCATTAGCCAGAATCAGGAGTCACTTATTACTCCTCTGCAATCAAGATGTCACATTATTCTGATTGAGCCATCCACGGGGTCTGATGTATATACTGAGATCTTGAATAGAGAGGGATTTCCAAAGGGCTCCTATACAGATGATGCATATACAGAACTCATTATGCTCTCAGTTTGCTCAGTAATGAAATTTCAGAGCCTCGTGAAAATGCTGTTTAGCTTGAAGAAAATGGAGGGTTGGACAATGTTGACACTAGATTACATCAAGAAGTCATTTGATCCACATATTTGGGGATCTATGAAGGAACTACTGGATAATTTAATGAATTCAAAATGGGAGGAAGCTCAGAAGCAAATGTATAAGATTTGGGAACTTGGATATTCCTTTGAAGATATTTTATTTGAATTAGAGCACAATATAATTGTGATGAATGTGGTTAATCATAGAGCATGGTATAATGTCCAGCAGTTTTTGATCAAGAGCTGGATTTATCACTCACAATCAAGATCATCTATCTTAGACTTGATGGCTGCATGTAATGAGGTAAGACCTTGGGCTCTTGGAGCTCTTGGAGCTGAAGGATTGCAAGGGCTCTAAGATTCAAGTAAGCCTATAGAACAGAAAGAATGAGTAAGCTATTCCGAGAGACACCACATATAGAAATTGTAACCCAGATGTTAAAGGAGCTGGGATTTTCAGGAATAAATGATACAAAACTCTTTTCGGCGAATGAACTCAAGCTTGATACGGTAGATACCTGGGCACCATTACTTGAACCATTCTACTTACCCTGCAAGGCAAAACGATATTTTGATGCCCTAGATTCACGGCGAGTTGTCACTTTACTCCGGCATGTTTTGCCCTTTCACGGCTTTAGGTTACATTGCTCAGAACGACTCCATCTAGGCAAGAAGCGCACTGTTTACCAAATACATCCTGCGACACCTCGTATACTAGCTCAGGGAGAAGAGATTCGCGTATTGTTTTTGTAAAAACAATGAAAAAACAAGAGCGCAAAAAGGCAAAAACAAGAGCACAAAAAAAGAGTACAAAAAGCAAGCACGTTTTTTATAAAAAGAGCGCAAAAAGCAATCATAAAGCCATAAAATTGATATAATACATATCATATAATTAGAAGTATGACAGATGATTTAACACAACTTGAAACAGAGACCTGCACCAATGATAATCTCATTATCTTTGGACGAGCTCATTATTCATATATAAATCAAATCTTCGGTGATATAACTGTTCGTGAAATGATTCAAGAGGCTACAAAAAGGCCAGGTAAGCTAACTGTCGAAGCATCAGGGCCAGAGTTTCAAAATTCATTTCATCACCTATTTCAGAAAAATGCTAAAAAGGGGAAAGAGCCTGAAACTATCTGTAGTGCACTTGGAAGATATCAGGATATCAGTGTTGATAAGAATGATACTCTATGTCAATCATATTCACTTATGTCCTACTTAGGTATTAAGTTTGATACAACACCAAGTAATCAAGCAACCATTGAACAGAAACATGATAAGCATATGGCTATGATTAAAATGTATAGAACTATATTAAACAATAAGTCATTTGTTAAAAAGATTAGCGAGGAACTTATTGCTAATAAAAAAAATAATAAATTATGGAAAGATATGATTGATGACACAAAGACAACATATATTATTCAAAAATATAGGACAGCTGAAAAGATTATTGAAAGAATAACAAGAGTGATTGCTATTTGGGAAAGATATGGATGGATGTATTTCATAGGCGAAGGAGTCTGTATAGAGGGTCAAGCTAGTCAAGGGAACCAAACAAGTCAAGGGAACCAAACAAGTCAAGGGAACCAAACATGCAATACACCTGGATTCTGTAGTTTACAAGGTGGTAAGGCTAAGGGTAAGAGAACAAGAAGGCGTAAGACTACATAGCTTACACCCCGACACATATCTAATAACTAGTTTACTTTCTGTAATCTGGTTATTAGTATTAAAAAACATTCCATAAAATAGATGGACGTGGTTAAACCTAAGAAACCACAACTAGTATCCTTCAACGTTGGTGAAGTAAATTTAAAATGCTCGGCAATAGATATTAATAATTATGAAAATAGATCACAATATAATACATCATTTCAAACATCCGTTGACGCAAGTGGAAATAGATTATTTGAAGGCTTTGGATTCCTAAGCCCTACATGTAATTTTTTATACCTATTTCATACAACTGCTGAAGTAGAACCAGCTGTAAATGATATATTATTTTTTTGCACTGTAAATAAGATAAAAGATTCGAGTGTAATTGAATTATACGATTTATTTAGAAATAGGCGCATATCTGCCTTAGCAGGTAGAGCAATCCATATTTTGAGAAATTTTTTAGAAACTGTACTAAAAAAAGACAGACTAAGGGGAACTGGTTCTGTAGTATGGCTTGGAACCATTGAACCTAAATTAATGCGTAAATATATGGACTATGGATTTACACTTTGCGTTAATCCCGATGGTAGAGAAACTAGATGCACTGTATCTCCTCTAGGTGTTCCTTTTCCTGGACAAGGGGGGGTTTCACTACTTTATGGCATTGATCCATTATTACGCCTTGAACGAACTTATCTTACCTCATTGAGTGTAAGGTCTAAGGATCTTGAAACTAATCTTTTAGAAGGAAAATATAAGGCTAAATTTAATGTTCGTATTGGAGCTAGTTATATTCGGCATATTTATCACGAATTGGTCATGAAAGGTCAAACTGAATCTATATTTGTCTTTGCAAATACCAAGGGTAGAGGATTATCTTCTGATATTAGTTTAGGGTGGGATGGAAGAGAATTTTCTGCAGATTTAGATACTCAATATGGAACGACATATGTTGGTGGTAATGCAGTTCCAGCCTACAGTTCACCACTTCCTTCTTCAGTAATGAAACATCATATTATTGGACATACACACCCAGCATTATTTTATGTCAGAGATAAAATCGAAGATGAAAGTGGTAATATAGTTACTTCTACAGATGATCAAGATTTATCACCACCATCATATGGTGATTATATTCAATCTGTTATTTCAAAAAATAAATTAAATCTAATTTGGGCTCCAGAGTGCTTATATTCATTAAAATTACATCCAGATTTACTTACTCGCGAATTAACTCCTGCAGAAATACTTCTTTTTAACAAGAACAATCTTGGAGAACTTTTAAAAAAAACCGCTACTGTATTAATAATAGGGCCTAGGAGATGGCATCCTGAATTAAGGCCAAGATTTAGAAATAAATATCCAGTGCCCCATACATATGGTAAAGATACTAAGAATCATAAAAAAGGACAATTTCAAGAAAATACCACTCCAGAAGCTTACATAAAGTTAAAAATGAATAAGGTAATCTTTTTAAGAGATACATTAAATAACTTTCTTACACTTGATGGAAAGTGTTTATGCGAATTGAACTTCCATTGTTACACTGGAAGCCCAGAAGTTACTGGAATATTTCCTCCAGCAACATTTGAATCAGATATACCATATACCACATTTATGACAGATACTAAGCTAATTGAAACTGCCGAAGAATTAAATTTAAACAGTAGAAAACATTACGAAATAGCACTATCTCAAAAAGCGGCGGCTGCTGCTTCGGTTGCAGCTCCTGCTGCAGCTCCTGCTGCTTCGGTTGCAGCTCCTGCTGCTTCGAATCTAGTGTTATATGATTTGCCATTAATTACTTTAAAAACAAATCCGCATAAATTAATAGAGTTTGCAGCTAAAACCTTACATAGACTAAGAGTGGAAGACCTACCTCCCCCTGCATCTCAAGGCGGATTTAGAAAACATAGATATTCTCTTAAGAAGAGAAAATCTAAATTTAGAAATACAAGGCATAAGCACTAAATAACCCCAGCCATCTTATATAAATCCCTGATGACCAGATCGCTCTCTGCAATCTGGTCTTCGGACATCTTCAAGAACCATCCAAAGGCTCTCCTGTCACGCAGCTCAGGCCAAGGCAGAGGCACATAGACCGCTGTGGCCCCAATGTCAAAGGGCAGCGCCCCCTCCTGACCAGCAGCCAGTAAGTCCTCAATCTGAATTCGGCGACCAGCAGCTCCCTTCCTGCCCACTTCTGCCAGAGGACGTACTTCAATATCAGGGAAACGAGCAGCCAGTGCCAAAAACTCCCATTTCTCTGCACCACGAGCCGTATCGCCACCACCAGAAGTATTCAGACGCTTTCTAGACAAGGCTTCCCATGCAACCCAGAAGGGCTCATCGGGCTTGGGAGACCAGGCAACTTGGAAGCTTGGCACTGCAGTTCCAGCGGTCCCTACAAAGGTCTCGTCAGTATCAGTTCCAAAGAATGTAGGCACCGCGGGAAGCTTAGCAAAGGGGCGTATACAAATGGTCGAAGGTAGGACCCAGAGGCCACCGAATTTAGCTAGAACAGCAGCACGAATCCATGCGTAATCAGTCGGCTCTAGTGTCACTAGAGGATTCTTGAGTTTCTCGGGCAGCTGGTCCCATCCACCTAGGAGTTCAGCAAGACCAGCAAGACCACTGATTGCCTTAATTTGGTATATGAAGCCATTCTGTTTGGCGATGGATTCGTAGCACAGATTTAAGAAGGGTAGATTGATTGCCCTTGATGACCGGGAGCCAAAGTCTGCATAGTTGCGTGAATTGACAATGGAGGTATCAAAGAAGACCCAAATTGAAGGTAATCCCAGACCTCTCTTGAAAAGATCAGTGGATTCAAAGGGGTTATTTGATATCATGTTTTGACTCATGGTTGCGCCGACGCCAATTGCCACTAGAGCTACTACGCCAATGGTAAATGGTATCATCCAGTCCTTCATCTCTAATTATTAGTAATTACATATCTTTGCATCTTTGCAAAATGTTCAGATATGCGTCTATCTTCTTCAGAAATCCTCGTGGCTTGCTGTGCCTGTCGTTGAGCCATGCGCCTCTCACCTTCATGAATTTGCTCCATCTCTGCATTACTTAGAGGCGCAGGGGCAGCCTTTCTCTCTGAGGCAGCTGAATCAAAAGACTTATTCTGCACCCGGACATCTGAGACTTGGTGGCTGAAGGTGGATTCTTCAGTGTAGGCCTTCTTCAAATCTGTATATTTCAGACCATTCAAATTGGCTCCGGTGAAATCTTCTGGCCTCTCTCTTCCGAGCTCAATTCCTAAATTTGGAGCCATGATGAGGGCCTCTGGTTGTCTATTTGCTAGGGCGCCAGCTCGCCCTTGGCCTCCAGATCCAGAGTTCCTCGATTTGATTTCTTGTTCAAAGGCTTCATTGAAGACCGAGCGATTGAACTTTCCATTGAACTTTGAATTCTGGGAATTTCCAGGATTCGAATTTGCATCTTTCAACCAATCTCCATATCCGTCTCCATCTGGATCTGGAAGCCGGGTCTCTTCAAAAACTTTATTGAACAAATTCATATTTAGACTTTTCGGATTGAGTTTCACGGGTTCCACCATTTTCCATTGCTCAGAGTTTTGCTCCCTTGCTCCAACTAAACGAGCGGGGGACTCCTCGGAAACATTTACCATTTCATTGCGACCTCCACGGACACGCCGGAGAATATCACCCAAATATGCATAAGCCCGAGTTACTTGATCAAAGGCTTGCTCAGACCCTCCTTTATCAGGATGAGCCTTGAATGATGCTTTCTTGTAGGCGGCCTTCAGAACTTCCTCATTTAGAGCAACTTCTTCTTCCAATCCTAGAATTTGGAGACATTGAGAAAAGAAGGAGATGGCTTTTGCGTGATCCCCAGGATCTCCGGATTTATGAATTATTGAATTGTGAGAATTTGAATTGTTTGCATTTCTCAATTCTGGATTTCGGCCAACAAAGGAATTTTGAGGAGGTCCTGGGTTTCCTGAATTTGAGAATTGTTGGAATTGGGAATTGCTGGAATTCTGGAATTGGGCAATTTGTTGGTTCCCTGGATTTGCTCTTTCTCCGGGAAGGACGGCGGGCTCGCCACGACGGATTGAAGAAATGTAAGAAAGTACTGGGCCATAGAGGCCAGCTTGCTTGACACTTGCAACATACTCCTGTCCTGCTAGGAGAGTTTCTAACATTTGTAATCGCGTACTGGGTGATTGAATTTGTAGGATATTTCGGTAGATTCTCACATGAGCATCAGGTATATGTGCTGCTAATGAGAGATTGTTCCCCATTCTTTCTGCTTTCTACTTGCCTACATTCGTTTATTGCTGCCCATGGCGCACAGCAGGGTCAGCATCCTTCTGTTTTCTCAGAGCAACTAGACCTTCGATGATACAGTCCCAGCACACGAGATGATTGCCACTACTGTGCTCGGTGTAATCCTGACAGGCATCGTCCTCACCATTGCAGAAGTAACGTTCACATTCACTACACTGGTCGCCAGTCTGACAGCCGAAGCACATGGTCTTCTCACACCCTGCACACGAAAATGTATTCTTTTTCTTACCACATTCACATTCGGCCTGCTCTGACATTCTATATACTAGACCCTGCCACTGTTTATATTCTCAAACCTCAAGCGCCCAGGAGTCAGCATGGGTATCATTGGTTCACATTCCCATCCGAAGCGTTTTGCAAATGACTCGAGAGCAAACCCCTGAGGCCACATTTGAGGTAGCCTCGTTGGCAGATCGCGGTAGGGGGTCTTCAGCATGAGGCTCCAGCTGCTGAGTGGTAGGACAAGGGCCAGCTGCTCCTGGGGCTTGAGAGGCTCTTGAACTAGCCAGTCATCGGCAGGAAGCTCAAAGTGCTCTATGAGATCGGACCATGTCGGCGGATATCCTGCAGGGTAGACCCATTCCAGATCAACCCTGCGACCCTGGTAATAATCGAGAATCCAGCACCACCCCCTCCAGAAATCTGCGACCCTGGCCTTCCTTTGCTCGAGGGAATCTTCACCAATTGCGAGCTTGCAGTATTCAGATTGCCAACCCTTCTTCAAATAGACCTCGCGCTCACCCTTTAGAACAATCATTGGTTTCTCGGCTTGCTCGATCAAGGGTAAATTATCGACCTCATCTTCCCCAAAGCGTGCAGTCATCTTACGTCTGATGGTAGTCAGAATGAGACGCTCTTCTTGCCTAGACATCCAGTAGGCGAAGGCCTTGAGTCCTTGGGCATTGGGCCTCAAGATACCCTCTTTATCAATCAGCACCAGATTCAGCCCCCTTGACCAAAGATCATTGAGGCCGGCTAGTAAGATGGAATGTCCGTCATCACGAATACGCAAGGAGAGCCCAGTGGGCAGAAAGTCATTTCCGCAGAATGACATTCCAAAGATATAATCGTAGAATTGTTCCTTGGTCCAGGGTGTCTTCCCTTGCAGAGAATCTCTCAGAGTGGAAATCTGGAAAAAGCAGAGATCCACTTCTCCTTTTCCTTGAGGGCCTTCATGGCGAACAAGTTTACCAAAGGCCATAGCTTCACGTAGTAGGAAAATAGGATATGCATCACCTAGCTTATCTCCGGCTATCAGACACAGCAAAATCAAGTCAGCATCAAGACCATAAACGACTACAGGTCCCTGAATTAGTGCAGTCTTCTCCTTCTGCCCTAAGAGCCACTTGAGAACCTTGTGCTCTCCCTCTCCTGGGTCATTCGTGTCACTGATGACCCAACCGTATTTCATACCGGTTTCTCTTAGCATGGAGCCCATGGCACCCATAAAGGCGGTGCCTGGAGTGATGGCATTCTTATCCCATATGGGGCTGCCGCCCCATGCCCCGTCTACAGGGGCGCAAGCGCCCCATACCCCGTCAATGGGTTGGGCAGCACCCTGGGCCAAAGCCCCACCCTTGAATCGTCTGAATCTCTGCTGCTTGATCTTCGCATACGGAACCACGCCATCTAGAGCAACATAGGTCTGCCTGGGTTCTCCCGCTTCCTTCCAAATATGCGTCAGATAGGAACACACCTCAGTCTGAAGTTTCCGCTCCCATCCTAGCTTACCCACTTCTCCAGGATAAGGTGTGGCTTCCATCTTTGGTTCTTTCAGAACATGGTAAATCATGCAATTCATATCGACAACAAGAGTTGCAGCAGCCGCAGGGGCCTTTCTCTGTATAGCATGCGGTAAACGTTGAATGAGTGTTCGATAATACGAAGGGATCCCCATTGCTTTATAGTATTATGATAGATAGGCCTTATGTCCGCCGAAAAAACCCTATTTGAAAGAATTCCAGAACTATTTACATCCATCTTTCTTCCAATAGGCGTTGAAACTCTCAGATTACTTCCGGATAGCTTTGTCTTAGGAACAGCAATCCTTGCAGCTCTGAGTATGTGCAAATCATATGCAATTCTCTTGCTAACTATGTTTGAATTAATGCTGGGTCAGCGTGCATTTTCAATGATTGTTGGGGCAATTGCACCAGTGGGTGCAGGAAATAATGTATTTCAAAATGTATGCCAGCCTGGATTTAGTTTTCCAAATAATATGCGAATGTCAATTATTGAAACAATTGGAGTACCCTCTATGTTTCCCTCACCAACAATGTTCTTCTTATCTGGAATCATGGGATATATGATTTATTCCATGCAGCAATTTGGGAGAGAAATCAAGTCTCTGAGTGGTGACATAGAAGTAAGGACAAACTTCGCATTAGTTCTCAGTATGATATTTATGTTTTTGACATTAATATTCCGGTATTCCTACGGCTGTGAATCATTTGGTAGCTTACTCATTTCAACTATCTTAGGATTTATTGCAGGATCTGTAATCGTATATCAAAATATAGCCTTATTTGGACGAGATGGTATTAATATACTAAATATACCAGTCATTCAGACCTCCCTAGAACAAGGTAAGCCAATGTATGTCTGTGGCCCTTCTGATATTTAATCATATATGTAGAATAGAATGTCGCTGGTTTCAGCAACTAGAATAGTTGGAGGTCTAAGAGAATATGCATATCGCGGATTTCAACAATTACCTCTAGTAATCGGAAGCACATCCTTATTATTTACAATTGCGACTGGATCGATAGCTCATGCAAATCTAGCATTAGGAATGGGACTCTTAATGCCAGCATATACGTATGCATTACAGTTACTTATAAGCCTTGTTATGAATTATTTTTTTGCAGGTTCTATATTCTGGAAACGTTCAGCAGGTGATACATGTAATATAATACCAGGATCAAGTAAGACTGGTCCGCTTGATTTTCTAAGAAAGACGAATTTAGATGGTTCGGTTCCTAGTTACTGGATGAGCTCTGTTGCATTTTTCATAGGATATTCTCTTTCTAATGCTATAGATAGTCTACAGACTCCTGCTAATCCAGGGTCGAATGAAGCCAACCATGAAAAGCGTAATACCCATGCGGTTACTGTAATTGTAACAACCGTTATATTCAGCTTATTTATACTTATAGCGCGATTTGTCTACATGTCTGGATGCGAGGGATCTGGAGCTGGAGGAATCACATTAAGTTTATTAAGTGGCATAGGTGCTGCATTAATTGGTTATGGAATGTATACGTTTTCTAAGCAATGTGGAGCAAGATCATCGGATTTATTTGGAATCTTATCTCAAATTCTGCCTCCGTCGGCGACTTCACCTAAGCCGATTGTTTGCACTGCTAGCTAAAGCATTTCATTAGCCAATAAGACGTAGAAGTGCATCCAGATGCCTCCACGCCTTCTTCCAGTCTTCAGCATTTAGAGTTCTGGCTAATAAACCACGTTGATAGAAGGCCTTGAGTCCGAGGGCCCTTTCCCTTAAGGGCACTGCAGCATAACGCTCCTTAATGCTCTCAAGTGTCAAACCAGATTCAACTCCACGAGAACGATTTACATTCTCGTGAAGTGCGAATAACCAGGAGCGCATGGATTCCTGAAGATCCATGTAGGATCCGCCAATGAAAGAATCAGGAGAATGTCCTTGGAACCATTCCTTGTAATGTTTTTGGCATGTCTTGCATGGCAGAAGTGCCCATAGATGCCGTAGTGTGAGTTTGAGTTCATTGCGCTCATCATTGATGAGAAGGGATTTAGATTGATTGCCGACTTTCTCAGCGAGGCCGTGCAGCAGCTCCCATGCACCAGGACCCCATTCTTCAGGTGATACCATATTTACTAATTTTGAATTAGGCTAAAAAAATGAAACTTACTTACGCGAATCCGACTGGCACAGCAAATGGCCTATACAATTCCACGGACTCTCTGGGAAAGCTTAGATGCAGTGCTATTTACCAAGGGAATGGCTCTGGCAAAGGAGATTGCTGCGGATCTTGGAGTTCCAGCACAGCCGCTTATTGCATCTCTCAATAGTCAAGAGCGAGGGAAATTTACTATCTTACCAGATGATGAGGCAACAAAGTATCAATGTCAGGCTCTGATTAAACACGGTGCCACCTTCATGCGGTGCAGATGTCCGACCCTGAGACCGGCTCCAACGTATTGTAGTGCTCATGAGCGCTATAGTCCAGATATCCCTCGAGGCCTCAGACAAGTTCGTTTACTAGAGGGATCCGATGTGCCCTATGTCCTTTATGGATCGGATGTATTTACACTGAACGGGGAGAAGTGCGGTTATCTGAAGAATCATAAGGTGACATTATTTCAGATCGAGAAGTGAGGTCTTTCCTTATACAGGCCTAAAAATCCCTCGCTAAACTTAAGTAATGGAATTTTCTCTTGGGTTACCGAGAGTTAGAGTAGAAAGGGGCCCAAGGGATGCAAATGGGCGACGGATTTTGAAGAAAAAACAGAAGGTAAACGCAAAAAAGAAATCATCCGCCATGTATACCAAATGTATTATTGCACCTCAGGCAAAGAATCTGAAATGGAACATGGGTCCCTTTTGGTGCGTACCTCGCGGACTAGAAGTATCCGCGTCGGTTAAGCACAAGTTTGCCTTGATAAGTCATATTTTTTCATATTCCAATCTCAAGAATACGATTGCTTCCAGTTTTATGACGAATATTCGATTTAAGACTAAACAGGCAGATATATCACAGTCACCATATGAACCACCGGCTCAAATAAAGGCGCAAATCATGGCATATTATGCACGCCAAGAACTAGAATGGAATATGGTCCATGGAATTTATCTTGGATTATTCAAGACCAAGAAGGTTCTAGGACCTCTTGTTTATAAGTGGCGTATTGCGCAATGCTTGAAGAATAGTAAAAATATGGAAGATCCAGTGACTTTAGAAGTCCCTAGGAAGCTAGTGCGCATTATTGATTATAAACAACGAAATTCGTTTGTCTATGAGGCAAATACGATTAGAAGAGCCATTGAACATAAGATTCTTTTTTCGGATTACATGTTTTCTGAGCCACAGGAGCCATTAAATTTATTGACGAATCTACCTCTGACCTATGGACAACTTATGTCAGTAATTCTTCAATGCAAGGCGCATGGCGAGTATTCGTGGATTCTGGAAGAGCTTAGAGCGAGGAAGGGATGTCTGAATGATTTTAAGATTTATAATAGGGTGCGACTTAACGTGGAGGCAATTAAGACATTTTTTAAGAAGCCTATGCGAGTAATACGAGAGACCGTGGTGGATTTTTTAAGAGCAGAGGCTGATTTTGTAGATTTAACACATGTTAAGGTCTTCAATTTCATACGTGCATATGATACCACTCCAGATAATACCATGGTGCGAAAGTGGATCAATCATACAAAAGAGTATTATATTGCAAAGGAACTAAATTATCCAGGACTAATGGATAAGATTGATGTGGAAACGGAGGTTCTTCTGAATATGATTTACAGGCTATTTTAGAGCCATGTCTAAAGCCTTTATACATAATAAAATGCATAATGGGTCTAGCAGAATCTAAACTTGAGCCGAAGGTAGTCAAGGCGATTATTCGCCAGGATAGCTTAAGCACACTGCCCTCTTTTTCCATGGATACTGCAAAATTCACTAATGAGACTAGTGGCTTCGTCATTACCACGACGGATCTTGCAAAAAATATAGATGTTCATACGGTGTCTATTAAGTTCGTCTACAGTCCTTCGGAGCACTGTCTAGTCTTTGTTGGCAATGATAACTCTACGCTGACCTTCCTGAGAGATAGGCTTTCAGGAAAGGTAGTATGCTCAATGGTTTCGCACAATAGAGATAACATTGTTCGTTTCTGTGTCACGACGTATGAGCCACTGGAGGATGCGGTAGTAGATAAGATTGGTGAGCTTTACGTAAAGGCGACGAGCTCTTGAGGGTATAGAGAAAGATGCCCAGATGGCCAAAAATCTACTGGACGGGTGAGGGTTCAAGGATAGATGGACTTTATACGAAGAAGGAATTCTTGCGAATTATGCGGGACCAGCACTGGAATATGGTTCAGTATAAAATACGAAAGCAGCCTGCAGATCCGACTAAGATAAAAAAACAGGATCTGGGCGCCTGGATGGAATTTGTTGGAGCTGAGTTTCATTAGACAATCTCAAATACCTTGGTCACTGGCTTCATGGGCAACTTATATATGGGCTTAGAAGAATACAGTGCAGTCCAGTCCATTGAGCAATCCAGGTTGCTGGGAAATGTAGAATTCCATAGTTCAAGACTCTTTGAGTATTGAAGTGTGAGTTGAATAAAGCGCGCACGGGCAAGCTCCTTAGTCTTGCCTAAGCCACGGCCATGAGACTTTTCTCTATCAGCCAGTGACCATTCATCAGGTATGTCTTGGGGAAAGTGCGTATCATAGAAGAGCTCCTTGTGTCTAGATGTCTTCCATTTGCCACCCACCATATATGGCTCTAGCACTGCAGACCAGTATTCTGATGCAAGCAAGGCTTGAAGAAGCCCGCCTTGAATCTGTGGCTCAGAAGATTCATAGGGCGTTTGCTGGCAACGCGCAGTTAGCAAGAGAGCCTCTGGCCTAGGTTTCATGACACGACGCTTTCTCATTAATTTGGACATATCTAGAGCAGCCCAGTCGTCAATTGCCATGGCGACTTCCTTGGGCACAGTATTATCAAGAACTTGCTGAGACTGCATCCAGGTGATATGATCAAGAGATACTAGGACATAGGCAGCCGCAAGAGATTCCTGGCGGCATTCTCTGAGCTCCTTCAGGACACGAAGCTCTTCACCTCGCTCGAGTTTGGAAGCAACCGCTTCTAGGAGTAGCCAGTGCTCATCCTCACTCAAGGCACGACCTAGGAGCCATGCTTCTTGTAGCTTCCCTCGATTCAAGCAATCTAGGACGGCTTCCTGGACTGTCTCATATTCAGTCGTATGAGGAAATGCTGGGGTCCAGGGCTTACTAGTGTTAGCTGTAGCGATAGCACCCCGGAGTAAGAGGTGAAATACAGTGGAATCACAGAGTCTCCGCTTGGCAAAGGCGCATGTTATGGCCACTAAATCATCCTGGCTAATATCGCCGGTCTCGTATATGCTGAGAACAAGCCTCAGGGCGAACCAGGAGCCGAATCCGATATGATAAAGCCAGATAGTTTCGAGGAGTTCTGTGCATTCTTGAACTAGACCCGAGACAAAGAGCTCAATGGTCCAGAAGGCAGTCTCCGTGAGGTTATGAGTTATTATTGACCATCTTAATGAAGATAGGACCTCATCCTTACGATAGAGATGTTTAGTGAGATTTTTCGATGGTTCCATTCGTGGTGTCCCAGGTGTCTACGTGAAAACCTTTCATTTTTACTGATACAAGCAATTAGTATGGCAGCCATTCCAGATGCACATGAGATAGTGCCAGGAATCTGGTTAGGGAACAAGCGGGCATCAGAGAATGCGAAATGGATGAAGGATCAGAACATTACGGTGGTATTTAATGCAACCAAGGATATTCCTTTTTCTACGACGATTAAGAAACAGTATCGGATTCCCGTTGATGATAATCTACAAGCAGAGGAAATTCGTAATATGACACTGTGGTCTCAGGAGGCAGTATTTAAGGTGATGCAGGAGCATAATCGGGGTAATACTATATTAATTCACTGTCATGCTGGGATGCAGAGATCCGCAGCAATCATGGCGATGTATTTAATTGCCACGAGGGGTTACAGTGCGCAGCAAGCAATTACCTATGTGCAGGGCATTAGACCAATTGCGTTTCGTCCTCAGGCAAACTTCAGAGATTCTATTGCGGAGTTTGATAAGACATATCACAGAGAGATTCTGCCACAATTATCTGGACATATGGCAAGATAAAATATAAACCCGGTCACAGTAGATATGGTAAATGACCAGTTAATATATATAGTATCAATTACAATTGTTGCAATTATAATTGGTCTATATTATTTTAAAAATATATCTGTAAAAATTCCAATTGTGATAATTGCATACAATAATTTATTTTTTGTTAGAAATTTTATTTCACAATTGAAAAAATACGAGAATCCCATTATAGTCTTTGATAATCACAGCGATTATGAGCCACTCTTAGATTACTATAAAGATATTAAGGCGGAACTTGGATCCAGGATTGATATTCGCCTTCTTAGTGTAAATGAGGGATGTGGTGTTGCAAGTGTCTATAAGGATAGTTTACCTAGTGTCTATATTATGAGTGATCCGGATTTACAATTAAATCCAAGAATGCCGGCAAATTTCAGTGATATTTTGCTGGATCTTTCAAGAAAATACGAGGCGCATAAGGTTGGCTTAGCTCTTGATATAAGTGAACCGGATAAATTATTAGACTGTAAACAATATGAACATGGGCATACAATTAGGGAATGGGAAGATCAATTCTGGAAAAAACCAATCACTGATGCATATGAACTATATGATGCACCGGTTGATACGACATTTTGTTTAGTAAACCGTGCATTTTCTGAAGAAAAGCAAATTAGAATCGCGGGAGATTTCACTGCGAAACATTTACCGTGGTATAAGGGATTCTTGAAAGAACATATTTCGAAAGATGAATTGAAGCAGTGGAAAAAGGGAAATAATTCATCAAGTATCTTAAGTTCATGCATCACTGAGATATAATTCATTCATTATAATAAATGAAGCACCACTTGTCGATAAGTGCATTAAAGAATGGTAAAACATCTGAGTATTCCAATTAGGATCGAAAGACATGATAGAGTAATATTTTCCTATAAAATATGATACAAGACTATATATTACTGAAAGCAAGTAAATAGTCTGGGCCTTAGAACTTGTTTTGCGTGAAATATAATAAGTGCGTATTAAAAAATTCAATATCGCGATGCAATCTAGTGAAAAGAGTGTCTCACTACGTGTGCTGTGAAATCCCACGGTAGTAAAGGTCAGAAAGAGATACGTTGTAGCATCATATGTTCGTTTATGCTGTATGGCCATATAAAATGGCAGTAAATAGGTGAGTCCTGAAATCACCAGAATTGGTTCTGGTATCTTGTGGGGATCGTGTAACATTATAACTAAGTAATTTTATACATTTAGGCCTAAGTGTTTACAGATATACTATAGTATGTTGGTAACTAATACAGAAGTTCCAGAATGGCATATGGCAAATCCGAATATTAAGACTGGCTACAGACGTTCTATGCCGTTATATGATGCTATTAAATCAATGACGCAATGGCATAATGAAACACTAAATATACATACACATTTATTAGTTGGTCTTTATTTTCTTTATGTTTTTCTGGAATCTTACAAGATAGCCAGTTTCAGGCTTCATCTCCTGAATGTCAATATCTTTTTTATGCGGCATATCTGGGAGCGTCGTCGATGGGTATTTTTTCTGGATTAGCACATGGATTATTTATAGTTTCTAAAGAGTGGTTTACTATTGTTTGGAAATTAGATTATACAGGAATTATTCTAGTGAATTTTTCTCATCATTTGTTGGATTCGTTTATATTATTTAAGGGCATAATTAAAAATACATTTCTCTGTAGATTTGTATTTAGTTTAGAAACTATATTTGCCTTCTGGTGTATAACGCGTATTTGGAATTCAGATTTGCCTATAGGCCGTTATTGGGCATTTGTATATCCAATTATGACATCGGTGCCTTTAACACTTCCAGTATATGCATATTCAAGGGCAATTTTAGATTCTGGTTCTGGATCTGGTTCTGGACCCAGTTCTGATATTCTAGAAGCCTCATATTCGTCATTACAGTGCACACTGTATATTTTTCTTGCTGGTGGTTTATTTTTTAAAGGAGGATTTCCTGAACGCTTTTGGAATCCATGGAATATCTTTGATCGGTTCAGCAGTCATACATGGCATCATATTTTTATAAATTGTTCTATATTTGCTGCATTCAAATCATTGTCATTACTCTATAAAATGTAGGCCTAAGAAAAAATGCCATAGTATATAATAATGCCATCACACACAGGGCACTTAATTCGTCATGGTGATGAACAATGGAAAACCGGATTTATAAATGGAATTATAGTAGGGAGTATTATTGGAACAATTCTGGCTATTGCACTGCATCGATTTAGACATTAATGGTGGGTGCCTCATCCGTATTCTTGCGCTTAATCTTATAGTATCGCTGGGGCTCCTTTATTGAGATGAATGTTATAAGCATGAGGAGTCCGATGAGAATGCAGGTATAGAGGTAAATTTCTGCGGGATTTGCAAGGTGGGCTTCATAGGAATTCATATTTGGATATAAGTCATCCATGTATGAATTGTTTTTGTTGGTGAAATAATCAAATTTTGGCCCCATTGTGCTTTAGCGTTTAGCGCTTAGCGCCTGTGAGTATAGCGTCTATGGCGTTTATAGCGCATATGATGCCTATGGCGTCTATGGGTGCTATGGCGTCTATGGGTGCTATGAGCCCTATGGCGCCTACTGGTGCTATGATGCCCTTGAGAACGTGTCATAGATGCATCTGCTTCTGATGTCTTCTGTTTTTCAATCCACTTGTCAACTTGGGGGAGATATGGAACTTCCATGTATTCTATGTTTACTTCTTATATTTTTGCTAGCTTTTTCTAAAAGCTTCTAGCTTTGGTTTTCTGGATAGCCTTTATTTTTTGCTAGCTTTTTTCTAAAAAGCTTCTAGCTTTGGTTTTTTGCTACCTTTGGGTTTTTGCTAGCTTTTTTCTAAAAAGCTTCTAGCTTTGGTTTTTTGCTACCTTTGGGTTTTTGCTAGCTTTTTTCTAAAAAGCTTCTAGCTTTTTCTAAAAAGCTTAAAAAGCTTAAAAGAGCTTCCACTCCGTAGAAGTGAGCTCAACAAAGTAATCTAGCTTTTCATTACGCCTCATTAAATAAATAAATCTATCCACAGGTCTATTAAAATCTAGTACGAGCGCAGGAAGTGCAGTCATAATCTGAACCTCTGCAAGAACCTGAATGAAATTCTCAGTAGAATCTCTCGGAGTATTCTTACTCAGAGAAGTAATCTTCCACGAGGGATCACATAGCTTCTGAAACTCAGTGACCGATTCGTAGGAATCTGCCATCACATAAATGTTCAATTTCTCCTTCTTTGACTTTACCTGGAATGCCTTTACTAGAGCAGCAAAACGCTTTAGTAAGGCCTCATCAGCCCCCGTTACAAGCTGAATTCCAATATCAAAGATTGTCTTGATTCCAACCTTATCTAGGGCCTTGACAACAGAACGATTAAGAGCATCATCATAGACAATAAGGCCTGTAGCGATTTTCTGGATCTCCTTAAATGTTAGCTTTTCCGTTAGGGCCTTGTATTCTTGTATGCCAAGAGGCTCTACCTCAGGCTTCTCCTTCAGAAGCCTTACCTGGGGAGTTAGCTTGAGAGAATCCTTGATGAGTCCATTGAGATCCCAGACATTGCATGTCTCACCTAGCTTTGTGCTATAACAGTATGCTCCTATGTAATCTAGATACATTGAAAACACATCCCCTGATAACGAAGTATCATGATACTTGGTTATTACGGTTACCTTCTTTTTCTGCTTGTTCTTAGCAATAATCCAAGATGACATCTAATCCCTTTGCCGGATTTGTCGGGATTTATTGAACGCACTAAGCTAAACAGGCCACTCCTTAGAAACTTCATCCCAGGAAATAATGGTCTTGGACTTCTTGAGCTTCTCGCGCATTTTATCTAAGTAGCTAGGTTCTCTCTTGAGAGATCCAATTACCACAGAGGCTGCTCGTTTATATGTGACCTCGTCCTTGGTACTGCCGGTAACATGGATTCCATCACGCTCAGAAAAGACATAGTCGTTTCCTAAGACTGGTATCGAGCCACAGAGCAACGATTCACGCACACTAATGCAGTCGATTTCAGTCTCGGAATTGCTCACATATAAGTGAAAACCGGCCTTTGCCTTCTGTCTTGCAATTTCTGACAGATCTACGCGCCCGTGCTCATGAACACCTGGTTGGTCAAAGAGCCTTAAGAGTCGCTCGCCGAGCGGAGTCTTAGCAAGACGATTCATTCCGTAGAAAATATGAAACGTTGCATCAGGAAAGGCTTTCTTGATTCGTGGCCAGGTATAGCGTAAGAGTGGCTCCAGGCCACGCTCATACGTGGATGCATAGATAAAACGATGGGGGTCTCTCGAGGCTTCCAGATTAGGTGTCTTGGCCAGAATGTCTTCAAAGAGTCCTACTTGCACTCCATTCATCACAATACGCATCTTAGAATTTGGTAAATATGGATATAGGGATCGGTGATACTTGGATTTTACCATAAAGTAGTCGGTCTTCTCAATAAGTTCAGTAGGAGAAACATAATTCTTGGGATCCCAGCTGTCATGGAGATCTACTAAGACTTTCTTGGCCTTAATAAGTGGTAGTAGACGAATGCCGAAGGAGCGCCAGAAAATTGCCACGTTAAATGTATCGGCTAGATTCAACTCCTCCATGGCACGATACTCCACGCCATCCTTGATTCCTTCCTTGACATTACCAAATACGGTCACATGTTTTCCTTGCTGGGCCCAGCATTTGGAGAGTTGCACAACGGCTTGTTCGGAGCCGCCGAGATCCTTATCGGAGGGTCCGAATTTAACCTTGTTTGCTCCACAAATATAGACGATGGAATTTGCTGACCATATGTGACCTTTTAAGGATGCACGCCTAGTTCTAAGACGCCTGGTCTTCATTCTTACTCTTAGATAATATAATTAACATTGGGTGGAACAATATACGTAGTATTTAATGGCACATTTAGATTTATAGAACCAGATAGATGTATATAATAATATATAAATTCTCTGGCAATATTTTGAGGAATTGCAATCTGAGAACCTACCTTGTATTTAATATAATTAATTGAGGAGAAATGGGTAACTGTGAATGTTGGTGCTAGATATAGCATATGGCGTTGATCAAATTCCAGAAAGGTTCTAAAATCTCCCAAGTCGCAGTGTATGGGAAATGCAGCATCCTCTATGGTGCGCTCTCGGACACCAGTAATTTTGACAGCCGCAAGAGGAAGATCACCTCTTTCTACAAAAAGTGCAATTACATTGTATCCTTCAACAAAGAGGCTACGCACTGTCTGTGCGTGTGATTCTGGACTAGACCAGCGTCCAAGGGACACTGATGTTTGCCAGAGAGTTGGTTCTCCTACGCGGATGATGACTAGCTTATTCATTCTTCGTAATTAATGTCTGCGAGTTTTAGACCTTCTTGGTTTAGCTATCCTTCTTGTTCTTCTTGCCTTCCTTGACTTGCCACCAGTTAAGACTGCACCAGGGGGAATATTAGTTAGCATCTATGATGACCTCAGCTAAAAAAATTGAACCAGGTGGATTTTGATTTCTATGTTATACAATGCAACAAGACTGGGAGCCTGTTATTATTCGGTCTTCTGCTGCAGCAAGTTCAAAGCAAAGCCAGGGCAGGCCTGCACTATCCGTAGCAGCGGCGGCAGCAAGAAAGGCCGAGGATACAGTCATAACAAAGCCCCAGACTCTTACTGGAAAGTCGAGGTCGGAGATGGCTCAGGTGCGAGTGTCAAAGGGCTGGACACAGAAGCAGCTAGATATGCAGGGTCAATTTCCCGCGAATTCATGCAATGCATGGGAGGCGGGGAAGCTTTGTCCAACGGGTCCACAGCTCCAGAAGCTTCATCGACTGCTGGGGATTAAGTTGGAGAGGGAGTAACGGTAGTAGCGGTGGCAACAGTAGCAGCTCTGGCAGCCCTTATCATATCTGCAGCCATTACTAAATGGAGCCCCCTTGGTGGAGCGGTCTCTAGATTAGTAGCAGCAGCGGCTGCACGCATGATTTCAGTTACATTAACTGTAGCGGGTGCTGTAGAAGGCTCCGCTGGTGCATCTAGCGCAGCAATTCTAGCCATCTCCTGCTCGGTTTCCTTTAGTTTATTTTTTAGCGCCGCAAGCTTCTCCTGGCGCTTTTGCTCCTCGATCTTCTTGGCTTTTTTTGCCGACGCACTGAAAGGATATGTGATCATCCAATTAGAGCTATACTGGGGAACAGATAACTTCATGCGGTCATTAATCTTCTCAAGCAGCTCATTAATGTAGATTCGCAGCGCATCAATCTCATCAATGATGGCTCGCTTCTTGGGAATATCATTCTCAGCCATGATTCTCCTAAGAAGATCAGTGCCAGCTTGCACAAGAACCTCCATGGCTCGGCGAATCGCACGCTCCTTCTCACGCTTTTTCTCCCGTGCCTGAACTTGTATCTTGAGCGTATCTGCCGTAAAATTACCAAGAAGATACTGGATGCGAAGATCCTGATTGTCTAGCTCATTAAAGACATTGTGGTATCTCTGAAGATCCACATGTTGGACATGCTGGACAATGCGATGGAAATTTAGGATGCACTCTTGCTCCTTTGCATGGAGTGCATTCTTAATCCTCTCACGAACATCGTGATATGTTGGAATTCCGCCGCATGCAACGTCGCCAACAACGCGTGGAGCAACACCGCCATTCTGCTTACGTTGCCACTCATAGAAGTGAGGATTATGGACTACACCAGATTCCTTCTGACCTGTGCGCCAACTAAAGGCGGTATGACACTCTGGACACCACATCTGGTCACAGCCCTCAATCTTGGTAATTAGAACAGCACATCCGGGGCAGGGGCGACTATCCTTGGCTAGAAGCTTAGCAGTCGCTACGTTGTCAGGATTGCAGGTGTGCTCAGTATCACGATTCTCACCCTTGATCTCATGACACTCTGGGCAGGCCCATTTGGAGCATAGACCACATTTCCACGCGGAGCTCAAGAAGCCACGGCACTCGTGGTCAGGGCACTTACGAATGAAGGTGGATTCGGACTTGACCTTCTCACCACGGCCATCACGGAGCAAGCGAATTTGATAGTATGCATCTGCTCTTAGAGTATAGACTCGATTAATATTGTTGTTTAACTCTGCCTGCTTCGCATAGAGATCCTTAAGATCCTTATCAAAGGGGGGGATGAGTTCTCGCTCCATCTTCTCAGCTGAGCGGATTTGCTCGGCGCGATACTGAGTTGCGGGCATCATGGCGATCTCGCGGTCGAGAAGAATATTCTCTCGATGTTTCTTATAGTCGCCCATTCGGTAAGTCATCGTGAGATTATCATCGATGAACTCACGTTCCCAGGCACGGGAGCAATGCATGCAATGGGGATCATTGGTGCTTGTAGTAAGGAAGGTCTGAATACACCTGCGACATGCGGATTTCTCACAGAAGCAACACTTAATCTCAGTATTTGCTGCCTTATTGTATGGCTCCACACAGATTGTGCACTGTGGCTTTTGCTCTGCCTGTGGCTTTTGCTCTGCCTGTGGCTTTTGCTCTGCCTGTGGCTTTTGCTCTGCCTGTGGCTCAGCCTCAGGCTTAACTATAGTAACAATCGTATTCTCAGGAGCCTTCTTCTTAATAACACGTTTCTTAGGAGTATCCATATATGCTTAACCAAGGGCCCATTAACAATTCAAATTTTATGCTACACATGTATAAAATATATAGTAGTAGTATAATGGATCGTCGTCTGAAAGAAGTTGGAACCTTATCCTATATTTCAACGGATGTATTTAATTCCAATTTCTTTAGTTACACCGTTGCTATGGGTCCTGCACCTGGTTTTGTTATGACTGGTACTCTAACTACAGTTGCTGGTGCTACTACAGTAAATTGCCCGGCTGGTCGTGTTCTACGTGAGAATGGTAAGAAGCTCTATCCTGGAACACATACAGGAGTAAATACCTATATGATTGGTATATTTGATACGGTAAGTGGTCTCAAGGGATTTATTAATCCTAATGACCCTATGTTTAGTTCTTATAATACGGACAGACCATTATACCAATTAGATTCTGTCTATACAGGTGATAATATAACAAAGAATCTGGGTCCTTCTGTTTTAACACTTGGTAATATTACAAGTGCGGGAGATGTAACAAGTCCTGGTGAGGTAGTTGCTGCAGGACAGCTGCGTTCTTCTAGCGTTACAGTTATTACAGCAAGCACTGGAACTATTACTCTAAATCCTAGACTTGGTCAGGTATTTACTTTAACTACCACATTAACTGGAGGAGTAACATTAGCAGTGACTGCAGGTACTGCAGCTGCGCAACCTGGAGCAGTTTTATATGTAATGATTTCAAATGGTGGTGGTAGAACTTTTGTAGGAGATGGAACAACTGTTGTCACAACTGCGTCTGCTACTCTTACAAATGCTAAATCATTTTCTATAACACTTGTTTCTGATGGAGACAAGTTTCGTGAAATGTCTAGATTACAGTATGCTTAACCTAATATTTACAAAAAATATACTTAGACCAAGTCAAAAAATGGTCTAAGTATATTTTATTTGCCACTAGTATAATGTCCACGGTAGTAAGACAGCTGAAGGAGGTTCCCGAGAAGTCCTACCTTGCGGCGGTTGCCTTTAATGCCGATGTGTATACCTACACGGTCACTCAGAGCCAGACTACATTTCAGACAACTGGCACACTAGCTGCAAATGTCACTGGTGCTACGGCACTAACCTGCCCAGCTGGCACTGTGCTCCGTGAGAATGGTAAGAAGCTATACCCTGGAGCACACAATGGTGTGACTACACTGATGGTTGGTGTCTTCTGGAATACTGCAAAGACTGATACTACTACGTCTAATATGTTAAGTGGCTTTATTGACCCTAACTCTCCAAAGTTTGCAGTCTTTAGTGCTGACCGCCCTAACTACATGAATGTTCTTCCCGTTGATCCTACGGGCGGCCTAGCTGACCAGGGCGCTCCAGTTGTCACCAATGGCATGATATCTTCAAGGGTTGTCTCCCTTGGTGTCCTTACGGTGGCAGGAACTACTCTTGATCTCAGCACTGGAAGAATCTTTACACTTACACTGCCTGCTACTGCAGTAGCTGCTCCAGTAGCTGTATCTCCAACTACACTTCTGCCAGGTGTAGTTGTTAATTTATTAATAACTGGAGGCGCTGGAACTTTAACTTTATCAGGTAATTTCAGGACTACAAATTCAGGAATTATGAGCAATGCTGGTAGAACTTTAACGCTTGCAAGCGGAACTATTACTATGGCATTTGTGTCTGATGGAACCAACTTATTGGAGTTATCTAGAACTGCTGCACTTGTTTAATAAACTGGCCACAAGACCTTTCCATAATAATGCCAGGCAAACCAATACAGATGGCGAGTTCCCATCTGAGAATTGCATTCAGGACAGATTGGTATGATGTTTTCAGAACACATCATACCACCCTTTGACTCGGCCAGGATATGGCCTGCACTATAAGAATCTACATTAATTACATTCATTGAGCATACGGGGCACTGGGCCTTCTCTATGGATCCATATGCCTTACGCCAAATTACACTCTTGAACCACTCAGGCACGGCCTCTTTTTTTACCTTAGTTCCTGCGCTAGTGTCGAGGGTCTTATATTTCTCAGCGACCTTATTATTTGCTAGCCTCGAAAGCTCTTTCAATTCACAGAGTGATGTAGCGGGCTCAGATGCGGTGATAAGCTGCTCTTGTGGCACTTCCGATTCTTCTTGCAGCTCAGCTGTTTCCAGGTCATCCATACTAAATGCAACAACTGGGGTTGCACTAAATGTTGGCAGAGCAAGTTTAATTCCTTTAATATAGCCATTCTCTCTTGGGAATTTCTTAGCGGGAAGATGAGTATATAGAGTTTTTTGGGTAATATTTAATGATTGTATAATGTCAGATTCAAGGGTTCTTGCTTTTAGATCCGAATCATCATAGCGTGAATCAAGCGTCCATTTCTTCTGAGTAGTAGCCATTTGTATGTTTATACATGGATACTAGGATTCATCAATTTTATCATGTTACTGTTTCACTGGGTTATCAGTGAATATGATGTCTTAGTATCAACACCTAGTTTTTTTAATGAATCTAATTTTTCAAGTATAGATCCATCAATTACTTTATATCTTTTAACAAATGATCTTGTTGTCATGGTTTCTAAAAATTTAAAGGTTGTCTTAATCCATAGGTTTGAATTAATAAACCATATATCTTGTAAATTTTTATCCTTAGACAGATGTTTTAATAATCCAACGCTAAAATATAGATTTGTATATTCTTTTAATCCCATATTTTCACAATTTAATACCCAAATCCATGGTTTATGTTCAGTATCTTCGGTCATATGAATAATCATATTTTCTAACATTGTTCCATCTGAATTTGTATCTGATGATTTTGCAAGACATGAATAAAAAAGATTTACAGTAGAATTACTGTTTCTAATTTCTCCACATCTTGAAAAACTATGAAATCCTGATTTCTGTAAACATTTTGGACAAGGCATATATATACTATTATTTATAAGTTTAGATCCTAGTTTCCGCCTAGACGCCTCCCTCTTCCACTAAAGGGAACAAAGGTACCTGCTGGGGCTACAGGTGTTGGTGCAACAGGGAGAAATGATGCAGGGAACTCTTCACTTACAGATGGGGTAATAGGGATTTCTGCTATAGGCTCAACTACAGGACTAGGAGGCCTATCAAGAGCTCTCTCAATCTCCACACGAAGCTCTCCATCCGCCAAGCAGACTGAATTTGGTGTGAGGTTATCAACAATGAATTGGTGCAACTCAGGCAGAGATGGATCCACCACTGCTGAAAGAATACCTTTCTGAATCACACCCAGCTGATTTAGAGCCTCAGTAAGTCCCTCTAGAAACATGGGTCCCTCAACTGTTGCACCAGTTAGTGGCCGAATTGTAATTGCCTCGCCCTTTGGCAAGGCCTCTAAAATTGGCTCCATGATTACCTCATCGCCTTCAGAAAGTGTTAGGCGCTCAAGTACCCAGGAAGGCACAAAGACTACATTATCTCCAATATCATCTGTATAAGGCCCCTCGATTGCAATGGCAAGAGTCTCACCTTGAATATTTGTCATATAGACAAAACAGCGCGTCGAGTCATCCAGTTGTCTGATACTATCTTGATAGAATCTTGTAGAGCAGCGAATACCCCACCAGGGCCCGGTGCCTTCAGAGCTGAATGTGTGTGGATAGACAATCGGCATTATGTGTAACTGCACATGCCGAGTGTTAGGGCTTCAATTTTTTATTAGCTTTTGCTGGAATTTTGTTAAAAACTTTTTCTAAAAGTTTTATTGGAGATTATTTCTTCTAGCTTCCATGGCCTCATGTTTATCATCAATATTGCATGTTGGACAGCCTTCGGGTTTTCTCACATCGGAAATATTTAGAACACGATCAACCTGAGGAAGATGAAGGCGAATATCGCGCACAATGACAAGTCCTCGTAAGAATGCAACATTATTCATAAAATGTTCAACGTGAGTTTCAATTGGAAACACTTCATCAACAAACGCTTGTGCAGCCTTGCGTGTTATAATATAGCAATGCGCCCCGATGAAATGTAGAATACGCTTGAAAGGACTTACATCTTTACCAGTATCTACCGGTGTATGACTCCATCCTAGAATCCATGCATCCCATATAGGAGGTAAATCCTTTGCACAATCCTTTACCATCATTGCAAAGGTTGCAGGTAACTGTGCATCATCTTCCATTATCAATGCGTATTTTGCCCCAGATTTTAAGAATGCCTGCCAGGCTTTTAAATGCGATAGAGACGCGCCAAGAGCTCCGCGACTGTGGATTTCATAGTGAGACCGTCTATATTCTGTAACGACTTGAACCCGGGCATTCATTCCAATACGCTTGTCTTTTTTAACATCTATCGAGAGTCCGTGCACTGCTGAAATTCGTTCAATTGGGGGCATTGCTGTAAGAGCAAATTGGCCTTCAAACATTTTTCTGCGGTCGGGTCTATTATCCAAATTTATATAATACAGTTTTGTATCCGTGAGATCTTTCATCTCTCTAATCTAAGACAGAATTAGTGGGTATGTTCTATAAAAAGAAGAAAACACCGGAAATGTCTCTCTTCGACATATTTCAGAAGCTAGAAATTGAGCAGTATAAGAAAACAGTCTTACAAGAAAGATATTTGGAAGTGTTACATAATTTTCATCGGCGATCCATTACTCTTGCATACATGTTTTACGTAACGCGCATTATTATGACTGTTGGAAGTATCTTAGTTCCTGCGTTTCTTTCCATACAGGGCTCCACATTTCAAACGCAGATTTATTGGGCAACCTGGGTCTTATCACTCTCAGTTACGATTTCTAATGGCTTCATGACACTATTCAAAATAGATAAGAAGTATTTCTTCATTAATACTACCCTTGAGCTTTTACATTCAGAAGGGTGGCAATATGTTGGTCTAAGTGGACGGTATGCTGGGAAGGATGGTATTACACCAACACATGAGAATCAGTTTTTGGTATTTTTTCATATGGCAGAAAAAATAAAGATGCGGCAAGTTGAAGAGGAGTATTGGAAATTCACGGATACTTCTGGCGTAGGAAATGCAACAAATGCAAAATCTCCACTGATAACTCCGACACCCGTTACACAGCAGGGGGCCATACGAGCATTACCTGAAGAGCAAAAAGATATAATAGAGCGCTGGGTAGGAGATATGAAATCAAATATGCTAGGATTACAGCCGAGAGGAAAGAATATAGGAGGCAAATTAGATGAGAGGACATCCTCTTCCGGAATTTCTGAATCTACCAGTAATTTCGAGATGCCAGTGCAATCCAACTTGCAACAGACCTCCATTGCCAAATCAAGCCTGGTGCGAATATCACAAGCCACCAACACAAGTGAGTCCGATACAGAATCAGAGGGCAAATCTTCACTATCAACAGAAATACCTGAAAACACGATCATCAAGGTTGTGCATGAAGAGTCCGATGTCTGGGGCAGAGCCGATACGCGACCTTGATGCCTGGAATAAGAATACGAGTCTGAAAGAAACTCATAATTGTTTTACTTATTCTATGAATGTTGTTGATACTAAGCTTATAAAAAAGTGTAATGAGACTACTGATTGTAATGTGGGATTTCATCAGCCTGGTTATGCTTCGGGATATGGTCATTTTCCAGAAAAGCGCAGGAAGGGGTGCATTGACATGGTATCTCGCATGTGGGGAGATAATCCGGATGTTCGGGCAATAAAGTTTCACCAGCGCTGCCCTGAAGGCACGAGTAAGATTGCTCTTATTGTTGATCCTAAGCGAGATTATCACTTCTTGCGACAGGATAAGGTCGATAGGAACGAGGAGGAAAATGGAACATGGTCACATAAACCTGGCTCAATGGATGTTACGACGAAGGATGCCTCTGGTCGGCCTATACTAAGACCAGACAGAGCCCTTTTTATCTACAAGGATAAAAAAGAACCATTGGAATATACAAAATTCTGTGGATATTATTGTGTTCCTCGTGGAAAGCCCTTATATCTAATGTCTGATGCACGCACAGAAGGTGGTTCTATGTCTAAAGCTAGGGCCTCTGATTCTTCTTTTCCAAAACCCAGTCGCTACCTGCAGACCCGGAGGAAATCAAGGGGTGTGCACCGTCAGTAAGAAGGCTTAGTGCTTCTGCTGCATCCAGGCGATCAACTGGATTTGCGCGGGTTAGACCTATTAATACCTTTTTAATCCTTGAACCGTGTGTTATCCACTTGCTTGATGTTGAAAACTGTGGAATTGCCATTTGAATTTCCAGAACTTGCAGAAGAACTGCACCAATTGACCAAGCATCAAATCCCGGCCAATAGACTTTCCAACAGCTTAGCCAATCATGCTGTTGAAAACTCCTTGAGCTCTTAGTCCACTGAAAAAGATCACCAGACCAGTGAACTGGATTTACTCCACACAGTGCTGCTAGACGTTGAACTGCAGGTTTCTCTTTTTCCATCCCGCGAATTAGCTCATGTAGTGGAGCATTTGCATGAGTTCCTAGCATTAGAGTGACTTCTGGAGTTTCAGTATCATGATCAAAGGCATAGACTCTCCAGCGTGCCTTGAGGTTGTCTATCGTTAGTATATCTGGTTGAAACGTGAAGCCGAAATCAATGAGTTTTGGCTTATTTTCTTTATCAAAGAGAAAGTTCTGTCCCCAGATATCAAAATGGCAGAGATTATTTGTTACTAGGAAGGCTCCACATGCCAGGATTTCTTCACAGAAACGGAAGTAATCAAAGACATAGGGATCCAGATTAACACGACTAAGAGGATATCCGCCCCAGGGCATGAGGAGTTGAATTGACTCCTGAAGTTTGTTTGTGTCCAGATAATCACATTTATCAATATCCTTGTCATTCTGCTTGGATTTGGCACGAGGTGTGCAATGATCTAATTCTGAGATAATAGTGTAATTAGATGAATCTGGAATTTTATGTAATAGTTTTGCCACGGCAAGTTCATTTTGGGCGTCATGCTTTGATGTGATTTTACCAACGAGGCTATGCTCATTCGCATGTCCAAATTCCTTTCCTCTCTTTTTCCGACATTTCAAGATTGGCTGGTAAATACACCCGTATGTTCCCTTACCGAGAATCCGGCCACCCCACATATCTACTTCAGGTAAAGTTTTGTAGTAATAGAAAATACCATAGATTAGGAGATGACATGGGAGTTATTAATGTTCAGTATAGTAATATTACTTGTTATACTGTTATCCCTCGATATTTGGAATCCACTTGCATATTTTAAAGAGGGATTTATGACAGGTCCCGGTGATAATCAATTCTTATTTGCATACTTTCCTCGTCGGGGTGATATTTCCTTTGGTTCAGATGACAAACGATTTATTCAGGAGAATCGTCATGTTATGGGATATGCCGATGTCCAGGGACTAGGTGTGAATCATGATTTTTGTAGAATGCTCGTCCCTTTAACCAAGGACGAATCCCAAATGTTCTTTGCATGTGCAATGGCAGGAACAGAAAATCTTGAATCTACCACATTTAGAACTGCCTCAGTGAAGGATGGATTTAGAACAAGTCGTGACGACTATATGCGGGATGCTGATGGGGATGGCAAGTCTGACTATTGTGCAGTTGTGAAAATGCCAGGGGGGAGATTTGAGGCTCAGTGTTACAGGGCACTTTCTACCACCTTTGATTCACGGCAGATGCTTGATTCGAACCCACCTAAGGATATTGCTGATATTCTATATTTCTATGAAGGCATTATGTTCTGGTTTCGTTTCATCGATGATATGAAAGATTATGCAGAGAATTTAACAACCTATACCTCAGGAGATCTTCAGATTGACGAGGTGGCTGTCAAGAATTTGCCTTCCCAGTATATGAATAATGAAAACAAGACCACTAACCTAGATGATCGTGTTCAAGTTACGGATGGTCTACGTTTCAATGGAATCAATCAATTCATTCGTCTTGGAGATTCTCCAGATATGAGTTTTGGCAAGAAGATTAGCTTGCCCACACTGAAGGCTATCAGTTTCTGGGTCAGATTTGATGAATTCACAAATAATGCTCATATCTTAGATTTCGGAAATGGTGCAGGAATTGATAATGTCTTTATTGGTATAGTGGGGCGTGGGGATCAAAGTTTAAATGACAGCTCAGAAATTAGGCCACTCGAGGACACATGTGTAATCCCTGATCCTCCTTCTGGCCCTCAACCGGTTCCAGATATGAGTCCTCAGGCCCTCATGCTTTCTACAGCCAATGTTGATGACTATATCTATGATAAGGAAGTTCTGCCACGTAAGTTCCCACCAATTAAGCCTTTTAGTAATGCAAAGGCACAGTCTCATGGGACTCCTAAGACTGCAACCTTGATCTATGAGGTGTGGAATGGAAAGTTACGAATGGATCATGTAAATGTCTTGAAGGCATTTGAATTGCACAAGTGGACACACTGCTGTATTACCACTGCATCTGGTGACTCTGTGAGACCAGCTTTACAGATCTGGATTAATGGGAAAAAAATGGCGGAGAAGCAGGGTGCCCATCTTCCTCAGACAGCGATGACCTCAAATAACTATCTTGGAAAAAATAATTGGCAGTCAGAAACATCGCAATATGAGAATAAGCCTGAGCTTTTTCGAGGAGGTCTTTTTGATTTTCGAGGATATTCACAGCCTATGGCTCCAGGAAAGCTGGCAAAGACAATTGAATGGGGTAAAAAGAGATTAGGAGTTTAACAGAACCTTTATATTCATATAAATTAATTTCTCTTTTTAGCCTTTCTTCTCTTCTGCGTTATTTTACGAACTTTACGAGTTTTAGAGCCACCAGATTGTTTTTCAATTTCTGTTCTTATATATTTTGCACACTTATTATAAATATCCTTGCAATTATCACATGATTGAATTAAGGTTTTAATATCATTTAAAAATGGAATAAATGTATCCCTGTTTTTTAATATAGAAAGTAAATAACGAATTAAGAAAAAATATCCATAACCCCTTGTATCTTTATTATTTACATTAAGCCTTGAAGTCCCGATTGTATTTGATGTCAATGAAATGTCTTTTGCAGATTTCTCAAAATCAATTAATTTAACATTTAACTCTGGTGTAATCATTACATTTTCAACAGAAAGGTCTCCATGCACTATTCCATGTGACCAGAGTGCATTCAGTGCCAGTGTTAGGTTTAATAGAATAGTTAATATTTCTTTAGAATTATTAAATTCGGCAATCTTTTGTTTCTCATTTAAATAATCAAGAAGTGTTTTACCATCAATATGTTCTATGATGATATAATGAAAGTGATTTTTACTATCGCCGGAATCGATCAGACCTGATGCTATCATTTTAGGAAAATATATGGCATTCTCGCGAAAATTGCCAATTTCATTATATATATCTATTTCTTTTTTTAAGAGATTAAACTTATCAGTATTACCTCTCATTGAACGATTACCAAGTTTCATTACATATTTAGCTCCATTAAGTGAATAAATACACACAGAACGCTCATTATCATTAGATAGTATCTTATCATATTTAAAGATATTGAGATTCTCTAATGTTTTTTGCATATCATCATAACTAATAAACTTTGGCGTGGATAAATTTAGTTTAAATGGTGGTGGGGGGTTAGCCATCAGTTTAATTCTAATTAAGTTCAAGATTTTTCACTTTTTATTGAAAACAGAGGTTTTCTGAAATCTGATTCTCAGAAAACTGCTGATGCAGAATTAAAAACAGAGATTTTAACGTTTTTGAACCGCCGCTTTTCCTGCATAATATTTTACAGGGTATTCGAGAGTTTTAAAGACAATGGAATTCGGATGCCACTGGTGAAAATAACCGATTCCTTTTGATCTAATCATTTGATCGCTTCTAAAATTACCTTGCATCAGATTGTCTTCTTCCCCCCAGCTAATATTATGTTGCCACCCTTCAACAGAAAAATACGTTTCGGTTTTAATAAACATCATTCCATATCCAGTATCTCTCCAGAATCCCTTCATATGATCTGGTTGTGTAAAACTAAAACACGTTGGAAAGTAAACTTTATTTTGTTCTAAGGCGAGTTTTGCCTGATCAAACACATGATGTCGTGTAAAATACATATCTGCATCGCAGAAAAAAAGAGAATCGTGGCCTCTTTCTTTTGCAATTTCAGCAGCCAAGTGAAGTCCAGAACCACGACTGAACTGCCCTTCATGTTTTTTTACAACACATCTAATATGGCCATCCAGAATTTGATGTGCAATATGTTCAACATTCACATCAGTGCTTTCATAGTCTACTATGATAATGGTCCAATTATCATTGCCTGTTTTAATCATTCTTAGACTCATTAGCAACTTTGGTAAGAGATTCAGTGTAACAGTTGCATCACGATTTAAGGTAGGAGGAAAATGTTGATCACATGGTGTCTCTTGAATCTTAGAGGCAACATGCTTGTAGGTTTCAACTGGATCCTCTTGATACACAATAATATTTGAGCGATTTTTCACAACTATACAAATCGCAAGATCCATTATATCTTAATCTAACCCATTGTTCTTAGATATCCTATCTAGAGACAAAAAAATAAATGATTCTAAAGAATAGAATGATTTATTTTGTTCTTCTTAGTGCACTTGTAGTTAGTGTGGCAAATCTAACCCATGTAACTGAAAGTGAAACATGGGAATTATTGTTTGAACTTATGTATAGTGAACTCTAGTTTGAGCCCACGACCCTTCTACGGAACAATTGCGCTTCCACCACTGGAATCCCGCCTCAGACATCTCAGCCCACTTGGCTTCTGTCATTCCATTGGCAATCTTATCAATTGCATCGGCCTTGTCTTTAACGCGAATCACATGCACACCATCGATGAGAGGCTCTGCATAATTATCAATATCAACATCAGCTGTCACGATGGGCACCGTGCCCATGGCGAGAAGCTCAATCTCACGATTACACTTTGGCCCGAAGCCGCGTAGGCAGAGACCGTATTTTGCATTTTGGAGTGCTTCCAGATATTCCTTGGGATTCAGATCATATGCTTCCTTCCCCTCCTTCATGGAGAATTTTGCACATGCAGAAGCCCACATTTCAATAGCCTCCTTGCTTCTATATTGAGCTTGGACAGTATTCTCAATACGGCCGAAGAAGACCATGGTATCATTGCGGTCATCATACGATTTTCGCGCTATGGCTGCCATTTCCTCAACCAGCCTGGGCTGACGAGGCCAGAAAATCCATGGTCTACAATTGCCCTTTTCAGAATAATCTGGATTGCCGACTAGACAGAGCTTATATGCCTGTTCTGCAGGAGGAGCCTTCTCTAACCAGGACCACGTGGGTCTATCATAGAGCAGGGTTCCACCGACTTCACCTAGCCAACAGTGAGTTAGGGCAGGATCCTCCTTTCTTATGACGAAACCTCTCTCTTCCCAGAGATCAATCAGCTCGCGGAATGAATCGCCCTTGTGCCCGAAGAAACCGTGCTTCATTGATCTTGGTGGAGTTAGCACACATTGCGGGGCAGTGAGGGCCTCAGTTTGAATTATGGTGGGAATTGTATCTGCAACTTCCACGAAAATCTGGGACTCTGTCGCATTTGCGAGTGGTTCAGGTGTCTCAGGACACCATTTACCTACCTCTTTCTCTACAATCTTCTTAAAACCCTCAGCCGTTGAACGGGGATACTGGAGTAAGGTCCACTCTAGTCCAGCGGCAGCTGCCAAGTGCACCAGAGAATCAGATGGCTCCCTCTCCTCCTGGAGCTCAAGAACCTTGCATCCCACGGGTGCAAGCCATAGCCAAGCCCACGATGGATACTTGATATGTTTTACGGACGAAGATAGGATAACGCGCGCAGCACCAGAGAGTGCCTGGGCCCACACTGTCGCATTATCTGTGCACCAGATTATCCTTGTAAACTTGGATCCGAATTTCTTAGAAAGACGCTCAACCAAGTCTCCATTCATGTGATACGTATCTTGGACAATTACAGTGGTGTCCAAGTCATGAGCAACCTCTGAAACCCACTTGCCATTCATTGCCTCTCTTAAGGCATCGACGTCAGCCTTGACGGGCCGTGTCCCATGGCATGAACGGCCTACTACTGTCTGAGCAAATGCCTGAGTCTGCTCTGAATATTCTAGAAGGCGGCCTTGAGCCTTTTCCCATTGAAAGAGGTGAATAGCAGCCAGAAGCCCATTTGTCTTCTTACACCAGAAGGATGCATTGGGTGTCTTCTTATTCTGTTGGACCACCTTAGACAAGTAATGCAGGGTAAAGAGGGCAGGCTCCTGGAGCCAGGCTGACTCTAGATGAAAGGCCATCATAGACTCTACGCCATAGGATGCCATCAAGTGGCTGAGCTTATTATCGGACCATGCACCTTTCTGAATATCAGTTGTGCCGACACAGATATCCGTATGTCTATAGACCAGGCCTGATGGGCTGACAAAGGCACCGCCTCTCATCTCAATTGATCTATCCTGGCCAACAGGGGGTAAATAGGTATTGAGGCCCTCAGCTGCCCAAATGAACGCAGGATCTCGGTTCATCTGAGAACAGAACATTGCAAGATGCTTTGCAGTCGTAGCTTTTAGAGGGCGGTCTAGGGGCTCATAAGGTGTGGGCTGGCCTGCCCAACCATCCCAGGAGAGAACAGGATGCAATTCATGGATTCCAGTGGGCTCAACAAACATGTAGACAGGGCGATCTACAATATCTGATTTCTCATAGGTTCGAAACTCTGATTTGTGAACATGAATTGTCTGGATATTCATTGCGGGATTCACAATCTTGAATTTATTTCGTAAGAATTCAACGAGAATTGCATTATCGCAGCCCGCCTTGCCAAAGGGGATGTTGAATGCACTCAGATTCCAGGTTCTTTCTAAAACACTGTTGCTGTGAATTAACCACGTATCTTGAGAATCATTGCGCGGGCCAAAGAGTTCAGGTGGCTTGGAGCCATCACCCTCTTCCCAGCGTAATAGGGCAACGAGGGTATCCGCTAGATTCACAGACCAGATTGCTCTCCATGTCTCATTCAGATAAATATCTGCATTGGCAAAGGCAACCAGAGAATTTGCGCCAATGAGATTTTGGATTGTATCAATACAGTGGGCATACGTTAGACGAGATTTTAGTGGAATCTGTTTTATCTTTTTCTGAGGATCTGCAGGAATTGCAAGATTCGTTGATTCTACAAAAAGAATGATTTGGTCGATAAAATCACAGGTTAAGTTCATTTCCAGGCACTTTTTCAGCTCTTTTTCGCGGGTTTTGTCTGTAGGTTTATAGAGTTGTTGGATTAAAACAAGTGGTTCTGGTGGCGCATGTTCGGAAAACACTGTTAGTTTTAAATCAGAGAATGAGAGCTTCTGAAGTCTTGCATGGCCAGGGGTAAGTCCAATTAATCTGTTGTATCTGAATACAATGGTTGCACACATAATTGCATCCTCGAGGGTTCCATCCCATGGCTGGCCAAGAAACGGATACATGGTTTCGAATTCCTCTAGGCAGATCACATTGCCAAGCAGAGAAACATCAAATCCCTGGGAATGTAGAGTCTTAATCGCTTTTAGAGATACTAGAATAAAACGTGTTTTCCTGGCTTTCTCTGTTTTCAACCAGAGATTTGCTTCGGGCGTTTCCTCAGTTAGTAGAACAATATCTGGATTCCATGAGAGAAAGCCAGGCTCGACAGAAGTAACTAGAATATCCCAGCGTCTCCAGCGCTTCTTATCTTTAGAATATGGATCTTTCATGTATGTTAGTGTCTTTGAATCTTTCCAGATAGATGCATCAGAATTCATGATACGAATTGGCTTACCATTTTTTGGATTCGTGGCAAGCATCTGTACTAAGATACTTGTTACGAGTTTAAACCATAGGGGGCTTCGCCCCCTAAGACCCCCACCGATAGCCCCTAAGATCACGCCCATAGCCCCTAAGACCCCCACCGATAGCCCCTAAGATCCCGCCCATAGCCCCTAAGACCCCAGCCGATAGCCCCTAAGATCACGCCCATAGCTCCTAAGACCCCAGCCGATAGCCCCTAAGATCACGCCCATAGCTCCTAAGACCCCCACCCTAAAACAAGTTACCATACGTCGTCCAATGAAATACCGTAGCATTAGAATCTCCACGGGCTACAAAATTACTCGTCGTTACACTTGAGAAACTTAGCGGCACGAAGAATGTATTTGTTCCAGTTGCATAGGTCAGTTGAATTATATAATTTGAATTTATATATGGGTTATTTAATGTAATTAGAGTTGAGGTGGTTGATAATCTACCTGAACCATATTGAATAAATGGCTGGCGATTTCCAGATATACTCACTGTAGAAGTATACAATATATTTGTAAAAAAATTAGCCGTTGTATTTGTTGATAGCGTGCTTGCAAATGTCAGACTAGTAACCGTTGGTCCAAGAGCCGTGGAGAAACTAGAAATTGCTGCACCCAGTTGAGGCACTTGGGCAGTTGGTCCGAGGGCAGTAGATAAACTGGAAAGTGCAGCATTTAATTGGGGGACTTGAACCGTTGGTCCAAGGGCAGTAGAGAAACTGGAAAGGGCTGTATAAGTAAAGGTAGAGAAGGGAGACTGAAAGGAAGTAATTGAACTAGTCATAGTAGAATTAACTCTTACCATATTTTTAATAAGAGAGGATAGGCTTGAAATTGCATCATTTGGAGAATAAAGAAAGAGCTGATTTGTTGCAGCATTAGTTGAAACAGTAATAACACCTGATCCATTTATACCAATGGCATTATTGAATTGTCCAGTTTGAGTATTAAATGAATTAATTGAACTTTGTCCAGGAACCGTAATCTGACCAAATGATTTTGAATAGAGTGTTGCTGCACCATTCGTCCCAGTAACAGGAATGAGTCCAATGTTTGAACCGTCAAGTATAGAAAATGCGGTATTGCCAGGTGAAGAAGTAAACGTTGATGCAGTAGTAGTAAATGTATTAAAGGCAAGCCCCGCATTAATTGAGCTTAAGCTTGTCCATATGGTCCCTCCTAGACCATCCGTTGTTAGAACCGTATTCCCAGGAAGGATTGTATTATTATTGCCCTTTGCTAATATTTTTCTTACACTTAATATGTCTACATCAAGCGTAGTCATTCTAATCTAGGGTATAATATTAATGGCGTAGTAAAAGGCATTTCAGATTTCCTTTTCTACCTGTAGATGCCTGGCCAAGGAGGATTATTACAATTAGTCGCACATGGAAAACAGGATGTATTCCTTACTGGAAATCCTCAAATGACCTGGTTTAAGATGGTATATAGGCGTTATACTAATTTTGCAATTGAGAGTCAACCTATGTATTTTGATGGAACTCCTGATTTTGGTAAGCGTATTACATGCTTAGTCCCACGTCGGGGTGATCTCCTGAGTCAAATTATCTTAGAAGTCAGTTTACCGGCACTTACTCTAACTACGGGAGACCCTATTTCTTACGTGAATTCAATTGGTCATGCACTCATTCAGGAAATTTCGATAGAAATTGGAGAGCAACAAATTGATCGACAGACCGGTGAGTGGATGGAAATCTGGTCTACCTACACAACTCCATATGACAAACAGACTGGATTTAATCAAATGATTGGAAAAACGGATACCAATGTTGCCCCACAATTATTTGGATCTCAGAAATTATATATTCCCCTGAGATTCTGGTTCTGTAGGAATCCTGGACTTGCTCTGCCGCTTCTTGCCTTACAATATCATCCAATCCGAATTAATTTAACCTTGAGACCTCTAAATCAATTATTCTATTCTTCTGGACTTTCTGGACCTCTCTGTAGCACTCTAGAAGTAAGTCCTGTATCTATTACGGATTTAATGTTATGGGGTGATTATATTTATCTCGATGTCGAGGAGCGCCGGCGATTTGTTAGCTCCGCTCATGAATACTTGATTGAACAAGTTCAATATACATCTCCTTTACCAATAGCTTCCGGTTCTACTTCAGCAACATTACGTATAGAATTTAATCATCCTCTCAGAGAATTATTCTGGTTTATTCAACGATCCGATATGACACGATTTCATGAGTTTTTTAATTATAGTTCTCTCGGATTATATGAGCAAGGTATACGCCAGGATATTTTACAGGATACGGTCTTGCAACTCGATGGGTTTGATAGATTTCAAGTGAGAGATGCTAAATATTTCAGTCTAGTTCAACCGTGGCAATACCATAAGGTAATACCCAAAAATTTTTACACATATTCTTACAGCTTTGCCCTTGATCCAGAGTCAGTTCAGCCATGTGGATCTCTAAATGCGAGCCGCATGGATTCCATTGTCTTACAGGTGAATCTAGTTCCAGCAGTCGTAACACAGATTACTGCTCTAGACTCGAGTGGTAATTCTACCACATCTGCATCAACGTTCTATGCAAGAGTCTATGGAATAAATCACAATGTTCTACGAATTGCAGATGGATTTGGTGGTGTTCTTTTTACTATTTAATTGAATTATAAACATTAGAAGCTTAATGCTGGATGCACCAATTACACAAGGTTCATACTGGGGAGGATCGCAAATCTCATATACTACATACATGATTCTTGCAATTTTACCCTTCACTGGATTATTTGGCATTGATCACCTTGCATTAAGAAGTCCATTAACTGCCTTTTTAAAGATGCTAAGTATTATTCCTCTATTCGGCTTTTGGTATTTCTATGATATCGCACAGGCATGTGGAGAAGATAAATTAGTAAAAAAATATGGAATTGGAGTGCCTTTTTATGGTCCAGTAGGAATAGGAAAAGATATATTTACTGAATCACCTGATGTTAATGCCTCTTCTAAACAAGTGCCAAGGCCATGGTTATTTATGGCATATGCTATTACTACCATGTTATTTATATCGTTTCCATTAAATAAATTTGTTATTGGTGATTACGAAGCGGGTGCTGTATATCTTATATTATTTATATGTATTATTGGCATACCACTTGTAATTGCTCAAGGACTTTATGATGTGTTTAACCTTTTATTTAACACTAGAAGTATATTTGAAGAAGGTATTGCTAGAATTCCCGGCATAGCAACACTCTTTAAAAACAAGTTTAATTACACTCTTATGGGGCCAAAGCCAGGTTGTGATCAAAATGGAACTCCACCAGGGGGGTGTGAACCAAGTCTTGCGAATGTTCTAATAAAAGAGGGAATAGAGACTTCTGTTAAAGTTGTTAAAACAGGAGTTGCAGCAGAACTTTCAGGAGCTCAGGCTGTTGCTTCAGCAGCTGAGACTGTTACTTCAGCAGGAGAGGCTGCTGCAGGCATAGCAAAAGAAGTAGCTCAAAATCCAAAACAAGCGGCAGCTTCATTAGGATTGCTTCCTCAATTACCATCTACTGCTCTTGCACAATCATCTATTCTAGGAGCAGGATCTGTTCTAGGAACACCAACTTCTGTAGCATCCTCTCTTATAGGGACAACTAACCCTCCTGCAGCAGCTCCTCCTCCTGCAGTAGCTCCTCCTCCTGCAGTAGCTCCTCCTCCTGCAGTAGCTCCTCCTCCTGCAGTAGCTCCTCCTCCTGCAGTAGCTCCTGCAGCAGCTCTAGCCCAACTACTTCCACCAGGCCAAAAAGGCGGTGCACTACAACTCTTAAATTTAGCATCAGTAACACCATCAATACCAGTTCTCTTATTTAGTGTTGGTCTCTTAGCATTTAGTGGTTACGTATTTTATATTTATAAAAATACTTATAGAAAACAAGAAAAATCCGATGATCCCCCTAGAGAACCAAGAGCAGTTCGAGTCCCTTCTGAACGTAGCCAATAAGAATCCTCCACAGGTGGTCGTATATTTCACGGCATCCTGGTGTGGGGCCTGCACTAAGCTAAATCATGACGAAATTCAGGCGTCTAATCGTAATATTGTCTGGTATAAATGCGACATTGATCAGAATAAGTATACCCTGGGCTATTGTGGTCTCAAGCAAATTCCATCCTTTGTATTTATTAAGGATTCCAAGTTCCTTGGAAAATTCACAAGCTCCAATACGGCGGCGGTGATTGAAACATTAAATGATGCATTTAATTAGTAATGCCTCCAATTGAGTATGATATATGCATAATAGGAGCCGGTATAGCTGGCCTGTATTGTGCAAGAGAACTGAAAAGGAAACAGCCCAAGGCTAACATTTGTCTTTTAGAAAAATATAAGGAAATAGGCGGCCGCACCTATACCTTTCATACCAAGGTGAATGGTCTAGACATAAGCTGGGAAGCTGGGGCAGGACGAATTCATAAGTCTCATCACCAAGTGTTAAACTTATTGAAAGAATATGGAATTGAGACACTACCCATTGGGGATAAAATAGACTGGAGAACTCCTGAAGGTGCAGAACCAATTGATTTCCTACATCTGTTTGAAAATTTAGGCATTTCCCAGCTTTCTGAAGAATCTCTGGAATCTATGACTATAAAACAGATTCTTCTGAAAACCATGGGTTCCAAAAAAACAGCGGATCTAATGAATCGCTATGAATATCGTTCAGAATTAGATACGCTCAAGGCTTCAAATGCACTCTATTCTCTTAATCATGAATTAGGAAATCACGGAGGGTTCTGTGTTGTAAAAGGTGGGTTTTCTGTGTTAATCGGAAAAATGAAAGCTGATATTTCTGGAGTTACTATTTTATTAGAACACGAAATGTTGGATATTAAGAAAGAAGATTTCTATGAAGTATTAGTAAAATCTAAAAAACCAATTAGGGCTAAGAAAGTAATTGTCGCAATTCCCCGTAATGCATTAGCAGAAATACCTTGTTTTCGCGGATTACCGATCTTAGAACAGGTAAAAATGAGACCTCTGGTTCGTATGTATGCGGTGTTTCCTTTGGGCTCAGATGGAGGCGCTTGGTTTCAGGGCATCAATAAATTTGTCTGTGATTTACCCATTCGCTATGTTTTACCCATGGATTCGACCAAGGGAACTATTATGATTTCTTATACCGATGGCCCTGAAGCAGAACAGTGGATTGCAAAGGCAAAGAAAAGTGAGGCTGCGGTTCAGAAAGAAGTAATGGCGCAAGTCCGTTCTCTGTTTCCTGGACAGAAAATCCCAGATCCTCTGTTTTTTAAGATTCACCCTTGGTCAGATGGGTGCTCGTATTGGGTTCCAGGACCTTCTGGGCCCTATGATTTTAATCTAGCATCTAAGGCTTCAGTGAAGCCCTTGCCAGATATGCCAGAACTCTATATGTGCAATGAATCGTGGGCGTATGCACAGGCATGGGTAAAATGTTCAATTGACCAGGCTCAAAAGGTAATTGATATACTAGAATAAACTATAAATTTTATAGTGTATTAGTATAATGGCAAGAAATACTATTTCTATGAGGTCTCTTGTTAAGACTGGATTTGGAATAAGTATTGGTATGTTTCTTGCTCAAATGATTTTTATATTAATTGGTATGGCATTTTTCATACCCGGTTTTATATTATTAAAGAAGAGTTCATCAGATAAAAACGAGACAAGTGGATCACAAATTGGTGGCGTGGTCCTTATGGCACTTGGTGTCATTATAATGGGTGGATTAGGATTTGGTTTTTTATTAGATTCTGTAGGAGATATGTTTTCTGATTAAATTAATTGGTAGGAGTAGGATGAAGACGCGTAAACTATTTGCACCTTACAAATACTTTGCAGGTCTTTCACAGAGAAAGCGAACACAACGAAAAAAAGAAATCCAGAAGTTCGGTGCAAGATCATGGAAGAGTCCGAAGGCATATCTGGGGTTCAAGACTGATCAAGGAATCAAGACGCGTAAATCTAGCTACACGGCAGCCTGGAACAGAAAATTCCCCAATGTGAAATCCCTGGAAGATCGTGCTAAGGCTACAGGGGTCCCCTTGCGTTTCATACGGGAATCATATAATCGTGGTATGGCAGCATGGCGAACTGGACATAGACCCGGTGCAACTGAACAGCAATGGGGCTATGCACGTGTAAGTTCTTTCTTACTTTGTGGAAAAACATTTCATACCACAGATTCTGATTTGGCGAGGAAAGCCAAGGGAACTGCTTCTGCAAAGAAATGGTGGGCTTCACAGGGTTGCTAGCACATACTACCGCATGCTAGCGCAAAGCCATGTTCGCCAGCTCATCAACCATGTGATTGAATTTCCAGGGGAATGCGTGTTGCGAATCACCCTTCTTGTGTCCCTTGAGCCACTTGTATTCTATTTTGAATCCAAGACCCTGGGTCTTTTCAACTAAACCACGAATTAAATCAAGATGTTGAATTTCACCACCTTGTTTTTTCCAACCTCTGCTTTTCCACGTAGGTCCCCAAACAGATGCACAATTAATCGAATACTGGCTATCAGACCAAATCTGGATTTTTTTTAAGGTGGTATCTCGGGTCAGCTGTTTCTCTGCGACTTCCAGACCCCTGAGTAAGGCAGTTAGTTCTGCACGCTGATTTGTCTGTGATTCACATAAGGGGATCGCCCCTGAAAATCGGTCTAGCACTATATATCCATTATCAGAAACAAGTAGAGCACCCCAGGCCGCATTAGCATTGCGCTTACCATTATTAGGACATGCTCCGTCTGTAAAAATATGCATAATATGTTCTTTATTTTCCTTACTCACAGATAGAATATGGTTATTGATCACCACATTATCTTGAATCTCTTTCACATCTTCTTTGTCAGCCCCTTGCTTATATATGTAGGCGTCCAGAGGGCCGGTTCTCCGGAGTGGCTTTATATGTGTCTTATTATATTGTCTATCTTTATCTTCGCATATCATCTGTTTAGGCTATATACTAAATGGATAAAAGGTTCATCAAGTTTATGGGTAAACTTAATCCACATTTTACTGGTTGCACCTGTACTATTTATAATTGGCTACTATGGTAAGGCAACAACAAGAGCATTCTTTGAGATAACCTTAATTCTAGGATTTGCTGCACTTGGCTATAATATTTATAATTTGTCTATACAAGTAAATACAGTTACTGGTGATTCGACTTAAATTTAAATATATGCCCTGAAGTTTAATGAGATAATACTATAACAAGGATTATAATAATCGATACAACAAATGTAATAAATGCACAAATAGTTTTATTAATATCTCTATTTTTTCTATAAACAACAATTAATCCAGGTGATACTGCTTTAGGGGCTATCGTTTCAGGGTTTGCCTCTATTTCAGTATCCTTAGGAATAACAATACGTAATTGCACTTCTGAATTATCAGATTCCATTGCTTTCTATATATATGAAAAAAATATTTATATATGAGTTATATTTAGATAATCTTTAGCCTATCCTTAAAGGCGATATCAGCTTTCATATGATCCATAGCATGATAGAGAATTGCAGGATACGAATTAAAGTCTCGCTTACACGGAATGCAAGTATGAACCTTGGAATCGGCCTTTTTCTCAATCAGTGGCTCAATCGACTTTTTCAAGTGATTCCGCGCAATATGGATACGACAGTGTTCCTTTTTGATGAATGTCATCTCACACTCATCAAACGGGCATTTAATCTCGCTGACAGGCTCCTTAGAATGATTCAGTTTTACGTGATCGTCAAGGGCATATTTCTGATAAAACTTCTTATCACACGTCTTGCACGCATAGGAAGGTTTCCCCTCGTGCTTCTTCATATGATAATGCATTGTATTTTGCTTCTCCTTTACCTCGGAGCAAATCGTGCAAACATAGAATCCTTGCTCATTTGTCTTATATTCGTATACCATTTGTTTGCTTGTTGAGTATCAGCGGCGCGCTTCAATTTTTACAGCTTTTTTGCACCTCACGGTGTATATCTAAACAATTTTATAGAATATATACTATGGATTTAGAACCAGAGGATACATTTATTTCATTAACAACACTGGAAAAATATATTGAAAAATATCCAGAGGATGCAGAAAAGTGGCGGGAATTTTTAGATATGAAAGACGAAACACACATGGGTCCACGAGATCATATATATTCACCCACACCTAGAAACCCGCCGACTGCTGACTTAGTAGAGCCTCATGCGAATATAATAACTCCTGCTACCGAATCTCCTGTTGAACACTTTAAGGATGGGTGTTTGTTATGTAAGAAAACATGGGCATCAACCCATAAAGTTCCTACTATTACATTAATTTGTGGACATGCATATCATACTGTATGCTACATGTATCAACATTATGCACATGATGCTCCACACTGTCTAGTTCAGGAATGCGATATAGATACATGGGCATACGTTAGAGTTATTTACAGAAATAAGAGAGATAGAAAAAAGAAGGCAGAGAATATTTTACTCAAGTCCTTTAAAAAGAGAGCTGATTTCAAGAATGATATTAAACTATTAAAACAAAATGTGTCTGAGTTTAATAAATCACAGGGCACAATGGAGAGATTGCTACAAAATGCAAGAGATGAACTGATTCATAAACACTTATATTCAATTAATCATTTACAGAAGGATATGAATACTACAGTAAAAGATTTACAGGAAACGGAAGAAATGTTACATTACAAGGCATCATTACGTAAATTTAGAAAACATGCAGCAAATATATTTAGAAAATATCATACATCCTTTAGAGAATTAAATGTCCATGGGATTATTAAATGCTCCTGGAGAATAAGAGGTATATTAGAGCGTCATAGGAAACTTAGTTTCTATAAACTGGGCTGCAGAATATATCCAGGGCGTAAATTTGTCAAGGACCCACTAGTGAATGATGTAGTATCTGATGAAGAATCGTCCGATGATATGGGCGAAGCTGATAACTAAGGTTAACCCTCAATCTTCATTGCTAGCTCCTGCCTACCCCGCACTTGCTCAACTTCAATTTCCTCAGTCCTCTTGAAACCATATTGTCTGAGGCGTTCTCTGTAAGCCCTATCACCAATGAGCCGGCGTATCGCATCTATCCAAGCATCCTCATCATCGTGCATACACATTATTCCAGCACCACCGACACATTCAACTAGGCCAGGAGATTCACTGTGAATTACTGGAACACCTGACGCCATTGCCTCTACAGCGGTGCGACCCCATGTTTCATCCTTAGAAGGCATAATTAGAATACCAATCTTTTTGAAAATAACAGTAATATCTTTCTGGTTTTCAATATAGGTGAGGTTCTGAATATTAGAAACAACCACTTGAGAACTATAGCCACCCTTCACCCCCATAAATTGCACATCGGGCATCTTTTCTGCGAGAGATGTTAACATATCACCGCCCTTATTTTTATTACAATTAATTAAGCATACTATATCATTATTAATTGTAGTCTGACGAAGCCCCTTAAATTTATTTGTTTCAACATAGGGGATCATTCGCATATTAGGATGTAATGAAGGCATAGAATCTTGTGTCATATGACTATTGTATACTACTGTAACTGGAAATGGCATTTTCTGTTGCAATAGCCAGGGTTGTGGTTCAATTAAATGCGTAAACACAAATACAGTATTTGAGCGCTCTTTTAGTAATTCAATGTTTTTTGGAGAATATCCCATTTGAAAAAATACAATGTCTGTTTCAGTAATTTCCTTTTTGCATGATGAATCTGTTACATCGTATTTGTGAATCTTGAATCCATCGTATTCGCTGACCTTCCAATTATTTACAAATATGCTAACAGTATGTCCACGGGATCGCATGTATTTAATTGTTTCATACGCACTGATTTCAGAACCAGCAAATGTGGTTGGAAGAAAACTATCACTTAATAGAATAATTGATTTTGGTGAATCTGTTTTAGAGACCCCTTGAATGCGTGTTTCCTTTACTTCAGCTTCAGCTAACTTAATCTTTGGAAGTTGATTATTATTCTGATAAAATGGTGTAAGTATAATACATGCAAGTGCTATAAATACAAATCCAAGGAGTTCCCTAGACATTCTATCTTCTCCAATATATTTAATCTTTTTTATCGGTCCTTAGTATAATGGCTCGTTCTAGTACGCGTAAAATGCCTGCTTCTGGCTCAAAGGCTCAGGTCTGGCACGGAACTGCTAGACATACCCCGGGAGGTCTTACCCGTAAGGATTTAATGAAGACTAAGAAGGGGCGCATTGTAAGCCGCAGGAAGCATGCAATTGGCCTTCGTCGCATTAAGTCTCTTCGTAAGCTTGGATTCAAGGCCAAGAAGGGAACGTTCAAGCTCTTCAAGAAATGAAGATGCTAGATATTTCTTTAACATAAGATTCCGTTAACTAAATATAATTATTCACCTAACCTCTCTGTAACTGTTCGCAGGATTGATCGCAAGTCAGATAAATGAAGCCGCAGGGCTCCATTACTTTCTGGATAAAACCATGTAGCATTATATGTTGGCATAGAACCAACCAGCTGGACCGAACTTTGAGTTCCTAAACGCTGATCAATCATTGATAGGCAGAGACTAGCACCAGACCCTCGAAGCTCTCGGTAGATACTTCGAAGATCTAGAGTCTGTAGTAAGACCTGCACCGCTGGAGCAAATCCCGCTGCAGCCTTTGTAAATTGGGTATCTGTTATCATGTCCAGTCTCGGAAGAAAGATTGCATGGGGAAGAACAGCCAATTGAGCATCTGAAGAAATATCCTTAAGACAAATGAAGGTTGGGGCCTTTGCACTCATCATTGCCTTCTGCCAGAATGCTTGAGGCACCTGCAGCTTGGGACTTATTACAACTATAACAGGTGATTTCAGATGTTGCAGGATAGAGAGGAATAAGCTCCAGTCTGTCTGAGATTCCGGGATAAAGGTCATTTCCCAGGGGAAGGCTAAATGCCATGCCTTAGAATCTTGTTTAGAAAGAAGCAAGATATGCGTTTGAAAGGGTGCAGAGCCTGAAATAAGCTGGTCGTAGAATCCATTTGGCAGCGAGCAAGTTTCAGAAGGAAGGATCCATTGGCTTATACGTCCACGGAGGTTTTCGTCAAAGGCCTCTAAGGATATAGAACCCATATCTAATTGTATTTGGGCCAAAGAACTTGAAGAAAAAACGCTTATGTATAGTAGTATGAATACTATACAAAAGATTCTGGCTCTAGCATTGCTTACAGGCATAATGGATTTACCCTGGCTTTTCATTCAAGGCCCTGCAGTGCAGGAGATAGTGAGAAATATTCAGGCAGATAGATCAATGAATGTGCGGCTTTGGGGAGCAGTGCCTGTTTATCTGGCACTTGGTTATCTCATTTCAGAAATTTATTCGGCTCCCCGTGCCTTCTTAACAGGTATAGCGACCTATGCAGTCTATGATTTCACTCAGATAGTTACTTTTGATAAATATCCCTTGTGGTTTGCATTAGCTGATTCTATATGGGGTGGAGTTCTAACGGCACTTGTCTGGTGGGTTGGACTTCAGTTTGGTCTTACGAGTGCAAATAGATAAATTATTGCAATCGTGTTAAAAAATTGAAACTTTAAATATATATTAGTAATTATTATCAAATGTCATTCAGTAGTCAGACACATCAGAATAATGATTCACAGATCCTTGATTATAAAGTAATTACAAGCCCTTTTACTATGGATACTAAAACACTTACATCATTTATTAATACTATTATTAGTTATTTGAAGAAAGGCTATTATCTGCGTGGTTCTATAAAGACTATTGGTCCGCATATTTCACAGGTAATAGTTAGATATTCTAAACCAACTCTACCGTTAGTTATTGATTATACTCTTATTAGTTATAAATTTAGTAATAATAATTCATGGTTTGAGAATACAATTATGGATTATATTCATGATGGATGGGAACTTTATGGAGACCATGATTATTCCGCATATGATACTGCACAGGACTCTCAATTTTGGCAAGTTCTAGTAAAATATAATAAACCTGAAGTAAATTTACTAGATCTCTAAAGAAACGGATTATGGGCCCACTGAAAAATCCCTTGCCTCTGTCTTGGCCTGCACTCTAGGTCACCAGCAGAACAATTTGCCTTAATCTGACCTGAGTGCCTAGTAAATGCTTTCCAGCGAGAAATCTGAACTCGGTCTAGCACTGGAATTCGGCGCCCCATCCAGTACCGACAATACCATTGGAACCATCCGCGTTCATCGGGATTTAGTTTTGGATCTGAGAGCTCAGGGTGTTGACCTTTCTTTGCGCCCCCAGGCAGCCAGCCAGATTTAACCCAAAAAGAAAGAGGTTGCCGTGAATCTACCCCGAAGAGATTGATGGAAACATCTGGATCTCCAGGGCACAAGGAGCCCAGTTGAATCGCATTAAGAAACCATTCTGCAGGGAATTCAAGGAGACAATCATTTAGATACTTACCTTCAAATGCCCCACCTGCCAAAATTTCTCCAGGGGTGGCATAGGGTTTGAAATCTGATGCGAATCCTTCACCAGGCGATTCTTCTAGTGTGTAACTGTATCCCTTACGCATCTTATTCCACACCTTGATTGTATCACCCTTCTTAAATGATCCTAGAGGCTTTCCCTTGGAAACCAAAATCTGCATCATTTGATCCGTTGTTTTCAGTTTAAGAATACGCGAATCCATCTTACTTTACCCTGCTATAAAAAATGAGTTACATTATTTTGTATAGTAAGTTACATACACATGGACTCACTACCAAAGACTCATGTGCTGACAAAGGAGGAGGAGGAGTTTGTGAAGAAGCTTTCGCCGAAGGAGAAGGAGCTGCACCTTCTGGCAATTCAACTTCTGGAGACTTCTTATAGACCGGAGTGGTCTCATATGTATAAAGAGAAGGCTACTAAGAAGTAATTACTTATTGAGCTATACTTTTTTATAAGGTGTTGTAATATATTATTTGCCGAATGTTCTGCAAAAATTAAACCCATGGTATCACTAAATACACGCATGCCATCACTGCGATATGGTGGTGTTATTTATTATCAAGTAAGGCATGCCATTTTCTGTAAACTTTGCAGAGATACTATTGAAAGTAAGCATACTTATGATTTTAAGATGTGTTCTTGTGGATCAGTTGGAATTGATGGAGGGATAGTTTCAGGAAATAGGATAATAGGAGATCCTGAAACCATTGAGCCACGGGGCATGTATGCTGCAACTATAAATGGAAAGAAATATTGGCTTCCTCAAGAAATTATTGAAAATCATTATTATCGCCTAAACGCTTCAAGATAAATCGTAGTAGTTCTAAATAAAATTAATGCCCAAAACTTTTTTCGCTGCACATAATATCATTGCCACGCTGAAAAACCTCCGGCAACTCGTATCATCCTTTCCCAAGGCACATGGGTCATCTGGTTCTATCGCTGTTCTAAATAAGTCACGCATTGAGACCCAATGGCATACATGGGCCAAAGCACTCCCAACCATTAAGCCATATTACGCTGTAAAGTGTAATCCTGAACCCTTTCTTCTTAAAACACTCATTAACAAGGGTGCAAACTTCGATTGTGCTAGTCTAAGAGAGGTGCATGATGTGCGGGCTTGTAATACAGCCTATGACATGCCGAGGCCTGAAATCTTGTATGCACACCCTCTCAAGTCTGAGAGGGATATACAAGTGATTGGAGAGAATCATATTCAAACTACTGTGGTGGATTCGGTGGAGGAGTGTGATAAGTTGACAAAGACAGGATGGCAGGGAAATGCTTTGGCCCGTATTGCCGTGAATGACAGGGAGAGCAAGATGCCCTTCTCGGTGAAATTTGGTGCCACGGAAAAGGAGCTTGATGAGATTGCAAAGAACTCCTTGATTGCTCTTACTGGCATTTCATTCCATGTTGGCTCAGGATGTGAGAATCCTTTGCAATACAAGGATGCTATTGAATACGCGGCGGAGGTAGGATTTGCGATTTTAAGAAAGTATGGACATGACCCAAAGATTGTAGATATTGGTGGAGGATTCTCTTCTGATCCTAGCACATTTGCTCAAACTGCGAATGTAATTCAAGAGACACTAAAGAAAATTCCGAAGAATCGTGTTATGATAGCAGAGCCTGGGCGTTTCTTTGCACAGCCTAGCCAGGATCTCTTTGTGAAAGTAATTGCTAAGAAAAAAGGTCCAAATGGTCTTCGTTATGTAATTGATGAGTCGCTCTATGGCCATTTCTCCTGCATTCCCTTTGACCATCAGAAACCTGCATTTATACGTATTCCCCAAGGTAGTCAGGTTGAACGACCTGTGAAGGAGGCAATTTTATTTGGTAGAACCTGTGATAGCCTGGATGTAATTGCTAAGGGGCCAATGGAGGAGTTAGTTGTTGGAGATTGGTTATACTTTCCCTTAATGGGAGCGTATACGTCCGCAACTGCATCTGAATTTAATGGATTTCCTAAGCCCGACCTCGTTGAAGATGCAGATAATCTGTTACCTACAGTTGAAGATGCCTGGGACATAACAAAAGAATTTCATCGGACCAATGCGACACTGAACTTCTCAAATGCCTTGGAGCCGATTACGTGAGTCTTAAGAATAAATATCATCTCTGCAATATAACTCTGACTTATATTCAGGCAGAGGCAGCTTTGCCTTAATTCTAATTAGAACAAGTTCATGAAAGGGAACTGGTCCTGGAGATTTTTCCGTATTATACGTTTTTACTGTGTGATCACAGTGAATACTAAACAGGTTTCCAAGAATAAGACGAAACTTATGTTTCACAAACTCCAGATATCGTTTAGTGATTTCCTGAATTTCTTCATAAAATTCAGAAAATAACTCTGGATATTCAATCTGAACCTTTGCCCAGAGCCACTCTGTGTATTCAATCTCATCAGAAAACTCTGGTAAAGGATGATTAGGATTACAGCTTGTTATAATATCCACAATATTTACTCTGTAAAGAATCTTTATGAATGCATCTGCTAATTTACCAATGACTTCCCTGTCTCTAATTGACTTGCTGTATAAATGATGAGTCATATGATATGGCTGTTCAAGTGTATCATAAATATAGTTATGACACATTCTACACTCCATTGTGTTTGTAGGTAGCATAACACATAGGTCGACGGGCTTCAATTTTTTATATATCTAGCTTAAACTATCAACTGCAAGCATAGGTAGAATGCCCAAGGTTCTTTCTGATGGCTCAGGCTCGATTGAGCTTCTTGGTGTCTTTGGCGATGATCTGACTGTTGTAAATGCAGCGCGTGTGAGTTTTTCTAAGGAGTCTAATGAGCTCGTTGAGGCAGATAAGAAACTAATTAATTATCTGGCCAAGCACAATCACGTGAGTCCTTTTTTTCATCCCCAGGTAAGGCTCAGAATTAAGATGCCTATCTTTGTTGCTCGTGAGTGGTATAGACACACGATTGGGTTTGCACGAAATGAGGTGAGTAGACGGTATGTGGATTCTCTACCAGAGTGTTATCTACCTGAGCTGGAGTCTATCAGAGCAAGAGACCCTAGGCTGAAACAGGGTTCCAAGTCTACGCCGACCGATAAGGCAGATCTTGCCAGGCAGTGCATGGATGATTTAACTAAGTCATCGCTAGAAACCTATAATGCGCTGCTAGAGGCTGATGTGGCTCCCGAGGTTGCTAGAATGATTTTACCCCAATCAATGCATACCGAATTCATTGAGACTGCTTCCCTCTATGCATATGCACGCCTTTGCAAATTACGCCTGAGTCCAGATGCCCAGCATGAGATTCGTCTATATGCTCAGGAACTAAGTAAGCTTCTGGAAACAAGATTCCCTGTATCGTGGGCTGCCCTAAATCAATAGTGGTATAAAAATGAAACATATACCTTATATTAGATAGGCATGAAGTGGTTAATTATCTTATTATCGATAGGCCTGGTGGCTGCTACACCTCCAGGCCTAGAAGAATTTAATATTGAGCGCAATCTGGGCATAGTTCCAACAGCAACTGGAACGATGTCTAAGACATCCACGAAGACTACAACATCCACATATTCGGCAAGGGCATCTAGACTTGATACCCCAACCCAAATCTCATCGCGGACAATGAGACCTACTGTGGCATTTACACGAACTGCTGCAGTAACTAAGACCACAACTGCAAGTCCTCGGGCAACTCTATCCTCTATGTCTTCGAAGACAAATACGGGAAGTGTTACATCTACGAAGACTGTAACTTCTTCTAAAACAGTTAGTGGCTCTTCTACGCAATCACGAACCTCAAGTGCTAGTCCAACGATGTCAAGAACTTCTGCACACTCTAAGACTTCAACAGGCAGTCCGTGCGGCACACTCACAGGCCGTGGCTCCAGGACTTCTTCTTCATCCCCATCCTTTTCAAGATCTCAAGTTGCAACTAGGACTAATTTAGTCACACGAACTAGCACAAGTTCTATAACTGCAACAAGGACCTCAACAGCTTCATCAAGTGGGACTAGATCAATTACACAATCAAAGACATCGAGTGCATCTTCAACTCTCTCACGCTCTCCAGCTGTAACAAGAACCCAAACTGCAACTGGCACCTCATCTCGTTCTATTCCTGCAACAAGAACGAATACCCGTTCATTAAATCCTAGTAAGACTTCAACGGCGAGCACATGCTCAACTGTAACACCCAGAATTACTAGAAGCCTCAGAGATTCTGCAAGTCCGACTAGAACAATTAAAAACACAGTTTCTCCTTCTTCAAGTTCTACTTTAACAATCACAGGTGCACGAAGTAAAACTTCGATTGCATCAGCATGTGTTTCTGCAACACCGCGAATTTCTAGAACAGAGACTACAACAATTACTGTTACACCTTCTGTTTCGGCGGCACCAGGGCCATCAGTGAGTCCCTCGCTCACTGCAACGGTAACGGGCACTGTGATATATACTCGAAGTCCCCAGAAATCCAAGACTAGTTCTGGAACTGCAACATTCTCTGGAAGTTCTTCGCAGACCAAGACATCTACGCATTCAGGAACACTTACAAGTTCTACTTCGCAATCCAAAACTTCATCGGCAACTGGAACTGTAAGTGGATCTCTGAAAGATACGGCGAGTCCCGTGATTTCACGAACAGGGACACGCTCGATGGCTCAAACAAAGACTTCCACCACATGTCCGACTTACAGCTTGAGCACAACGCCTTCAGCAACGGCATGCCAGACAAAGAGTCAGTCTCTCAGTTCAACGCCTTCTCAGACATTTACCTTTATTAGGCAGACTGTAACCAATACTTGGACCTCAACGATTACAGTCAGCCTAAGTCAGAAGGCGACAACTTCTGGGGTTCAGACTGCAAGTGAATCTGCATCTGTATCCTCAACGGTTACTGTCTCCTATACTTCTTCCTCTTCATTCTCAGATTCAGCGAGTTCTTCGCCACACGATTCCTATTCTGAATCTGGATCCGTTTCAGTCAGCGGCTCACCTACTGTATCCGTAAATCCTACTTACACAGTGCACAGCACACTCACTCTGAATTCATCGCAAAGCTCTACGGTATCAAGCTCTAGAAGTGCATCTACAAGTTCAACACAATCGAGGACCCCCCTGAAAAGTTTTACGGGCAGTAGCTCCCCAAGTATATCTGGTTCTCCTTCAAGGAGTAGATCTGCTACAGCTTGTAATTCTGGGTCACGGTCCCCAAGTGGCTCGCGAAGTCCTACAGCTTGCTCTAGTGCATCTGGACTAATCACATATTCTGGACTCAAGACAATTTCCTATACAGTGACAGTAAGTTCTTCAGGACTCAGTTCGGAATCAGGGAGTCCCTCCGCTTGCTTTACAGGGTCTCCTAGCTCAAGTATTTCTCCATCGGCAAGTTCATCCTTAACTGCCTGCCCTAAGAGCACTATATCAGGGAGTGCTTCGCTTTCATCTACTGTAACTGTGTCTCTATCTGGTGGTGCAACATATAGCTCAAGTTACTCTCTGAGTTCAAGCGCCACTTCTTCTGTCAGCGTATCAATGAGTCCTTCTGTAAGTGTGTGCGCAACAACTTCGCACACACCTAGTTATAGTGCTGCAGAATCTGCAACTAGCATGAGTTCTATTAGTGAATCTGTATCAGTTTCACCCAGTCAAACCCCATTGGCATCTCTGACTCCTGTATATTCAATTACTGGCCACACCTCTGTATCTGCAAGTTTATCTCAATCTAGTTCTGGATTATTCACCGTTACGGTATCCGCCCAGGGAAGCCCTTCAGGAACTTCTTTAGTTACTGGTTCTTCTTTAGTCAGCCCAACTTCTCTGGCTTCTATAACTCCTTCATTTACACTCACACAAGGCACTACCACAATAGTTGCAACTAGCTCTACATTGCAGACCTCCTCTAATTCGCTGACGCCATCGCCCAGTGGAATTCTCTCACCTAGCTCATCCTATTCTCTTACAGGAACCCCGTTGGTTAGTTTAACCATGCAATCTTCTGGCACATCAAGTGTAACTCTAACAAGCCAGATAACTCACTCAATAGGGTTAACTCCATCTACACAGGCAAGTTCGTCATCTTCTCTAACCTTGTCGCCTACTGGGATCTTCACACCCAGTTCAAATAAATCGCCAACTGGAACTCTTACAGGTTCCATATCGCAGAGTCTTAGTGCATCTATTCTTCCTTCTACATCATCAACCTCTATTCTTTCAACCTCAGGAAGCCCTATACTTACTGTATCACAGACACCATATTATACAGGTAGTCCCTATATTACACCAAGCTCATTGAACTCTCTAAGTTCTAGTGTAACTATAACAGTTACGCAAAGCCCTTATACAGGTTCTCCTGCTCAAAGTGATTCTGGTTCTACAACTGGAACACTCACTACATCCTTAACATATTCTGTTTCTCCAAGATCATCTCTAAGCGTTTCTTCTAGTATATCACCTTCTGTCTCTTATACAAAGAGTCTTTCAGATACAGTTTCACCTACACTTACACTATCTCTCAGTCAGACACAATCTATTACAATGACACACTCGCCTAGTTTAACCCGTAGCACGACGGTATCTATTTCACTTTCTTACACTATTTCAGTAACTAGAACTATTTCGGGTTCTCTTACACGAAGTAATTCATTTACTCCCACGTCTTCCATATCACTCAGTCCAATTCCCACTACACGCGCATTTACCAGAACATCCTCAGTTACTCTTACACGCTCACCGTCATTAATTCCAACGCTTACAGTATCATCAACCTATTCTAAATCCTTAACACCATCTGTTACGCAATCTGCATCTGGAATTCCTACAACACGTGCATTTACACGAACACCTTCCGTTACACTTACACGTTCGCCATCCCCACGTGGATCTCTTACACATTCCTTATCTTACACTAAATCCGTTACGCTTACACGGTCCTCAAGCCCTAGAGTAACACTTGCAGCATCCCAGTTAACTACTCGTTCAGCCACAGTCACCTTATCAAGAACACGTTCCTTAACTCATTCAGTCTCTGGAACTATAACCCGAAGTAGATCAGGAATCCCTTCAACTATGGCATTTACGAGATCACCAAGTCCTCCAGTAACAGTTGCAGCATCCCAGTTAACTACTCGCTCAGCTACAGTTTCCTTATCACGGACAACTTCCTTAACTCGAACAGTCTCAGTATCCTTAACAAGAAGTAGGTCAGGAGTTCCTTCAACCATGGCATTTACGAGATCACCAAGCCCTCCAGTAACAGTTGCAGCATCTGAATTAAATACTCGTTCGGTATCTCCCTCCTATACTAAGTCACTCTCCTTAACACGATCAACCTCAGGAACACTCTCATTAACGAGATCACGCTCATTAACTCATTCAGTCTCTGGAACCATAAGCCGAAGTAGGTCAGGAGTTCCTTCAACCATGGCATTTACGAGATCTCCAAGTCCTCCAGTAACAGTTCCAGCATCCCAGCTAACTACCCGCTCAGCCACAGTCTCCTTATCACGAACAACCTCCTTAACACGGACAGTCTCAGTATCCTTGACAAGAAGTAAGACAGGAATACCTACAACCAGGGCATTCACTAAGAGTGCAACTGTCTCTGTCACACGAACCAGAAGTGTAAGTCGGAGTAGATCTACAACCTTAACACATACAAAATCTGCAATACCAACAACGCGTCCTCACACACGTTCAGTAACGGTGACATCAACATTCTCTCGTTCTCTTTCACCCTCTACAACCAATAAAACTCGCTAGCCCGAGTAAGAATGGATGAAGATATAAAATGGGCTAATGCGGCTGAATTGGGCCATATGACCCAGCAACTTTCACTTTCAAAAGAAGATCAGGCGCATATTTCTGAATTCCTGGTAATTGCAAATGAAACTCATTATAATGACAAACTAGAAAAGTTAAAAACACATTTTTTATCTCTACCAGATTCTAAAACTTTCATGGATGCTTTGCAAACTATAAATGAACAAGATGTAAAACCAACATGGCAGCGATGGTTTCCTATTGAAGAAACACCGACCACTCATATATTGCATGCATCTTATTTGAGAATTCCATCTGGAGCTACATTTAAAAAAGATCCACATCATGGATTACCGATGCCAGATATTTTTTATCGCGCAGAAAATATTTTAGTTTCAAATATGAAATATACAATTGGTAATTTAGAAACCTTTTATTATATATTAAAACCCTTTGGCTACAAGTTTCCAACTGTTATACAGGATGGTGAAATACAATTTCGTCTTTTTGATATTTCGAATCCACAGTATGTAAAACTAAGTCATCCTGAATCAAAGTGGCAAGGAGCACCTACTCCTATTATTAAAGATGGAAAGAAACAACCAATGATGAATGATAAACAATATATGGCGGCATATAAAAAATATCTATTAAATATGGAATTAAAACAACGCCAGAAAATCAATCATCTTTTTGAGATTGAGTAGGAGAAAACAAATCTACTGTAATACGTGTAATACTCATCAATAGAATTGATGAATATGACACTTGGGTGCTTGAAATTACTTGGATAACCGACTGGCATACAGGACTTCCTGTACTAATTAGGCCACTTAGATATCCTACAACACCATCTGGAATACAGGCGTAATTATAGAATTTCATTGCGGCATAATGTGCTGAATATGCAAGTAGTGCCGCTGATGCATTTTTAAGAAGTATCTCCATACATATCATGTATCGAGGTAATTCATCAATTTTTATAGCATATTAATCTCTATAATTATTTAACATAGTATATAGAGAAATATTAAGTTCATTTAGCCTCTTCCCATTATTATAATGGTGATTGACAATCTCTAGCATTTTCTGTTCATCATAAAAATGATGATAGCTAAATCCACGTATACGATCTGATTCTGGTATATGTGTTTTTACTTGTAGCTTACGCTGCATGATGTGCTCATTGTATGGAAAACTGCCTAGCCATACTAAATGAAAATCGCTTGTTGAAGAACTAGGATTTTTTGTTGTATGCCTTCCTACTGTGTAATTTCCATCTGGATAATTATGAATTTGTCTAGTTCCTCTATTTGGTTGTAAATTCACGTATAGTACTTCATCGCTAAATGAGTCTTTAAAAAGTTCACTTAACGTTTTAGGATACATTCCATATTTTTTGGTAAAAGGTGCATATGGCTTAACCCCGAAAGAAATATTAGATGATGCATACTCCTTAAATACATCCTTGATGGGCCTTTCGCAAAATAAAAATTCAGTAGTAGTTAGGATCATTTTAATTCCATCCTGAGTCTTTTCTAGATCCATTAATTCTCTGTCTGCATTAATTGCACCGAAATCTGGATTTCTCGACTTTCTAACTTCCCATGTTGGACAGATTTCCTTGCAAAGTTCAAGTGATCTATCAGTAGATCCATAATCTATTATAATTCCATGGTCAAAAAGTTTCTTGTGATGATTTAGCCAAAAAGGTAATAGATATTCTTCATTGTATATATTTGTTAGAAGAGTAGTTTTATCTGACGGCATTGTAAATATATAGTACTAGGCTTTAATATTTAGGTCACTAATTACTTCCATGAAATGAGTAGTCTACATAATGGGTTACCCTCATATTCATCTTCCACAAATCCTACGAAACACCCGTCCAGAAGTTGTTTCATAGAATTCTGTATAAGAAGTAATGCCGCCCTATCGAAACGTTGTGCAATTTCAATAGGAAGATCTATAGTTACTTCTGAGTAACCAAGTTTTGCTGCATCCTTAATGCAACGGTCACCACGTTTCTTGAACCAATGCAGCCATCCTTCAGCAGTGTCAACTAGTGGAATCTTTTCATCAGATTGCACTTGAGTTAAAATATCTTTGAGTTCTTTGGCGGTGACAATACTCATTTGGTTTGCTTATATTTAAAAAATAAAAACAAATCAAATTTTGCTACTGTTGTATAAAATTACTCTGATTCCTCAATATCTGAATCAGGAAACGTAGTATTTACAGTGTCTTCCTCTGTATTATAACGCCCCTTGTATGCACCAACACCATTCACAGAAATTCCATAGAGCTTTCCAGAATTGGCATCGTGGAAATATTGCTTTCCTTGAATTGTTATCTTCTTTACCTTTACGGTTACAAACTCTCCAATGGTAATTGGAGGGGCAATTGACTCTATAAATTTAGGGTCATGATGTGTCTCTTCTATGGGTGGAGTTGGTAGCAGGATATCTAGCTTCACTGGCTTTCCAGCCTTGATAGCTTTTGCGGCCTTAGCAGCCTTCTCTTCTGGTGTCTTTTTCTTATATGTGCGCCTTTGTTTTACTGGTGTCTCTGTTACAAGCGTTGCTACAGGCTCAGCTACAGGCTCAGCTACAGGTTTAGCTACAGGCTCAGCTACAGGTTTAGCTACAGGCTCAGCAATAGGCTGCGCTACAACTTTCTTCTTCCCCATACATGCATTATCCACTGCGGCCTTAGCCCGGATTTCATCAGCCTCTAGAATCTTCCATCCCTCCTTGATCAGCTTCAGATAAAATCCAGATCCATACAGTTTACTATCTGATGGATATGGTCCTCCTATAATTCCATGGTCGCACTTGGGGTTTGCCTGATACTTGTATTTTGGTAGCTTGTATGAACAATCTGCACATACGATCCCTTCTGTCACTACCTTGTTTTGGCACCGGTATTCTACCCAAATATGCCGACCAGGCTGACCATCCTTCCCAATAAGACGAAGGGTGTCCCTATCGGCACATGCTCGTCTTGAAATACATGTTGACATTGTTGCTCGTTACAGCACGTAAAAGGAAATCAAATTTATCCGCTTGTTTCACCCTCGCTTGGCTCATTGTAAATCTGAAGAGTTCTAGCACTAGGATCCGTCGTCTCAGGGCACCACTGTGGCATCCAGCGATATGGCACAGCTACGTGTAATGCAGAGAGTCCATATGTTGAAGTAAATAAATAACGGTAATAATACTCCTCAGCAGTTCGTGGAGTCATATGCTTAGAATAAGAAAGAGTAGCCCTCATTACCCAATCCTGGGGAACACGGCCTTCAACGCGCTCCTGAATTTCCTGAAACCATGCCTTCTCGGGTGTTGAGACACCATCGCTAAATGCCTCCTTGCGCCTCCATAGAACTTCTGGAGGTAGGGTCGTGCCATCATCAAAGGCGGATCTTAGAATAAATTTCTCCATCTGTGATCCTTTCACGGGCTTCAGAAATCTTGGATGTATGCTGCGCACTACTGAGACAAATTGCTTATCAAGGAATGGGGTTCTGGCCTCCAGCCCATTTGCACTCATTGAACGATCGCTGCGCAGAACATCAAACATATGAATGTCATTTAGTAGACGCTCAGTTTCTGCCTGAAATGCCTCTTCATTTGGTGCATTATTGAAATATAGATAACCTCCAAAGAGTTCATCTGAGCCATCACCATTAAATACCACCTTGCAATCGGTTAGTTCTCTGATTTTCTTACCGATTAAATAATTTCCAACGCTGGCTCTTACTGTAGTAGTATCGTAAGATTCAATTGCCTTGATTACTTCTGGTATAGCAGAAAAGAATTCATCAGGAGTCATTTTGATTTCAGTATGATCTGAGCCAATCCAGTCTGCTACGATGCGGGCATGGGCTAAATCTGAGGATCCCTCAAAACCAATAGAAAATGTTTTCAGTGGTGGCTTATTTAGATTTCTTAGATTATTTTGCACGAGGGCGGCAATTAGGCTGCTATCAAGCCCTCCACTCAGAAGACATGCAATGGGTCTTTCAGTTAGAAGCCGCTTTCGGACAGATTCCTCTAGGGCATACCGAAGAGCGTTAGATGCTTCAACAAATCCAGATGATTCGGATGGCCTGTATAGAGGATTTGTCATCCACCCTACAGTATGATATCTAAAATCGTGCATGATGCTCATTGATGCCACATCATAGCATTGCACGGTCCCAGGCTGAAAAGTTAGCACGGACTCAAAATAAGGAACAAGGGCTTTTAGTTCCGAAGCAAATACCAGAGTAGTGAATTTAGAATGGAATACTGGAACCGGTGAATTATTTATATTTGCTAGGGAAATTTCTGTATTTGGTCTACAGCCAATAAAGAGAGGTCGAATACCAAAGGGATCGCGTGTAACAATGAGTCTCTGGCGTTCTGCATCATAGAGTGTAATGGCAAAGACGCCATCTAGAGCTCGTGCAAAGGCTACAAGATTATCACGATGCCTCATATATAAATCTCCGATACACTCACAATCTGATCCTGTATTGGTGAGGCCAAGACTCTCTTCAAGCTCCTTAGAATTATAGATTTCTCCATTGCAAATCCATGTTAGGGGACCCTTCGTATAGGGCTGCATTCCTGCATTTGTTAACCCATTGATTGCAAGGCGGGTGAATGCCATAGTGACTTTATCATTTAAATGAACAATGCGCGTTCCTTCTGGCCCTCTAGCTTCTAATTGCTTTACCCAAGGTGTAGGATCTTGAGGATCATTATTCGACCCAATGCGACACCAGATTCCACACATTACTCTTCTTAGAAATAAGTGATAAATGTTTAGACCATATAGAAATGCAATTATAGATTATATACATTAAGGTCTAAGGAATTTCTTTAATACCTAACTAGAATGCCAGTAAAAGAAAAGGCCGAGAGACTCAAGGAAACAATTACACTATTGAAAAAGCTACCTGAGGTAGGTGTTGCAAGAGAATCTTATGCATATAGTCAGGTGCAGGATCTCATGACTGAATGGGTAAATGGAGGTGGCTATAAGAAAGAGGTGATTGATTTTGAATCACATGTTGGCATCTTGACCTTACCAATTGTAGAAGATCGAGTGAGTTCTTTGGATTTGAAGGCAAAGATGAAGAAATAATTTTTTAACTGTATGAAAATCATACACATAAAAAAATATGGTCCAGGCGGGGCTTGAACCCGCGACTTTGGCGTTACTACGTAACGCCCTAGAATCAGGATTGCATCCTGAGACTTTGGCGTAACTTTGCACTGTGTTGCTTTCTATATACATAAATGTATAAGCACCACGCTCTACCAGCTGAGCTACAGGACCATGGGGGCTTTAATCATACAAGCCTATTTGTAAGAATAGACTTGGGATTTAGGCCCACGATTTCCAGGGCGGCGGCTGACTCAATTTTTGGCCTGCAGCCCAAATTAAACTTCCTCAATGAAACAATACAGAATATCTCTTATAAATCTATAATGTAGCTTAACTGCAACCTTTTCATCTGCCATATCTAGGTCGCAAGATATTACAAGGGTCTTATGCTTCTTCTTTAATTCATCCTCGCCATCTGGATCACTATACATATATTTTGTCCAGCTTGCTTTTGCGAGTTTTAAGAAATAGTCCTCGAGCTCGACTGCAGGAGGAATTATTATCATTGTATATGCATTCAAAGAAACTTAATTATATTCAACTTTTATAATACTATAAGGAACACATGTAATTGTAAGTTTAAATAATTCAAGAAATGATTTCTTTTTTACAGGCACTGATTCTTTAATAGGAAATTCTCTGTAAATCTTTTCTGGAGGAACATATAATTTATCTGAATAAAATTCTTGTAGCTTATAAATCTCTATATTTGAGATTGGTTGCTCAGACTGCTCAAGATTATTATATTCTTCTATTAAATCCATTTGTGTAAATCTATCTAAATATATGTGTCAAATTTATTTGTTGAAAAATTGAAGTCATCCGCTAAAGTATTGGGGGCACACAAATGGAGTTTCTTAAGATTGCAGATGTCAAGCAGGCACCCGCAGAGATGCCCCATGATCCACCAATCAACTATAAGTTTCCTCTGGATCCTTTCCAGCAGCATGCACTCAAGGCGATCTGTAATGAAGAGAATGTCTTGGTTACGGCCAAAACTGGTTCGGGTAAGACCCTGGTTGGCGAGGTTCAGATCGCGTATTCACTCAGAAAGGGTATGCGTGTCTTCTATACAACCCCGATTAAGTCTCTTTCTAATCAGAAGTTCAACGATCTGAAGGCTCAGTTCACAGATACCACTGTCGGAATTATGACTGGAGATATGAAGTTCTGCCCTGATGCTAATGTAGTTATCATGACCACAGAGATTCTCAGAAATCTCCTGTTCAAGCAGGGTTCTTCTACTAAGGACATTGGTCCTACTGCCAGTCTAAGCCTTGATGGACTGGATGCAGTTATCTTTGACGAGTGTCATTATATCAATGATAAGGACCGAGGGCACATTTGGGAAGAAATCATGATTCTCCTGCCTCCTGAGGTTAAGATGGTAATGCTGTCGGCGACCCTGGATCATCCCGAATACTTTGCAGAGTGGCTAGGGGATCTGAAGAAGCGACCGATTAATCTTATTAGCACTGAGTATCGTATTGTTCCTCTGACTCATACTCTTTGGTATAATGAGCAATTCCATACCCTTATGGATGCCAGGAATATCTACAATGATCGGACATACAAGGATTGGATTGCATGGCGTCTGGGCCAGGAGAAGGCTCATGATAAGTTTCAGCAGAAGGTCCGTGATGCACGGGCTGCAGGACAGGAGGGACCCATTGAGGGAAAGACTCGTCCTACCAGCTTTCTACATCAGATGAATGCGCTCATTGTTACGCTAGAGTCCAAGCAACTCCTACCTGCTCTCTTCTTTGTCTTGTCTAGGAAGGATTGTGAGAAGTATGCTCAGAAGGTAGAGAGCACTCTCATTACATCATCTGAGAAGGCGGAGGTTATTCACATCTGGAACTATCAGCTCAGAAAGCATCGGGGTGAGCTTGAGAAGCTTATTCAGTATCACCATGTTCGTGCACTAGTGGAGCGGGGTATTGCCTTTCATCACAGTGGCCTTGTTCCGATGCTGAAGGAAATTATTGAGATTCTGTTTTCCAAGGGATTCATCAAGGTTCTCTTTGCCACGGAGACATTTGCAGTAGGAATCAACATGCCAACAAAGACAGCTGTCTTCGTGGGAGTTAAGAAGTTTGATGAGGAGGTGAATGATATGCGTATTCTGACAACAGCAGAGTATCTTCAGATGGCTGGGCGGGCGGGGCGGCGTGGCCTGGATACTATGGGCACGGTAATTTACTTGCCTGATAGGAATCCATTGGAGCCGCATGAGATGCAGGCAATGATGTGTGGCTCAAAGTCTCCAGTGACTTCACGAATGGAGTTTGATTATGACTTTATCTTGAAGACAATTCAATCTGGAAATACCTCCTGGATGGATATTCTGGAGAAATCCTTTTGGCGGCGACAGCGCCAGGAGCTTATTGATGATTACGAGGCTGATAGCGCAAAAATGCGCACAAGAATGGAGAAACTTCAGATTACTGCATATGAGCTAGGTATTATTCAGCAGAAGGTCGAGATGGAGTATCAATTGACTGTTCTAACGAATTCAAAGAGGAGGAAGATGGAGCAGCAGCTTGCAACATGGAAGGCAACATATAATGGGCTAAAGTGGGATACTGCGGTCCGCGATTTTGATGAGGCAAAAGATCTCCAGAGATTGCTGGATAGGAATTCTCGCGATCTTGAGAAGCTGCGAGATACTTCTTCGGCGGTTGAGCGTAAGGTTGCAGTATTGAAGGGCCTAGGATTTCTTAAGGAGGATGGGACTCCAACTACTCTTGGCACTCTGGCAACGGAGCTAAATGAGTCAGATGCCTTGCTCATTTCGCAATTCTACTTGATGCCAGAGTCTAAGGATCTGGAGCCCCAGGAGTTGCTTGCGGTGCTAGCAGGATGTATTCTAGATGGAAAGAAGGAGGATGTTGCGCTTGACGATATTAAGGTCCCTCGTAGGGTGAAGGATTCCTTGTATGCAATTAATGACTGCTGGGAGACTCTGAGGGATGAAGAGCATGCGCAGGGCTCACTAAGCTCCAAGTGGAAGATGGGGACGAGTTGGATCGGTCCTATGTGGGATTGGATGGAGGGTATGTCGACTGGGGAGATTTGTATGAAGTATGAGATTTATGAGGGTAATCTTACGAGGTCTGTGATGAAGCTGTATAACATGCTGGAGGAGTGGCGATCCATGGCAACTTTCTGTG